TGCGATCAACCGGAAGGCTCACAATGCTGGCACGACCAAGACGAGAACTTATACGACACCGCCCTACTCGCCTTCGCCGCGCTTCGGGGAGAGTGAGGGAGCGGTGGTCTGGGGATCATTTTGAGAACGAAAGGACATGGCCGGCGGCGGATGTATTGTTCAGCCGTGTTATGATGTCGGTGGTGCGAATTGATATATGCCAGGACGAAAGAAGCCAGTAAAGTTGACGCCTCGTGATGAGAAGTTCGTGGACCTCGTGGCAAAGGGTGAGACGGCGACCGATGCCTACAAAAGATCGGGCCATAAAGCGACCAAATCCGCCGGCATTCAGGCATCGCAAAAGTTAAATACCCCTATAATTCAGGAAGCCCTTGAAAAACGGCGGGCTTACTTTCGCTCGATCGCCGACGTAGACGCCAAAGACATCATCGGCGCTCAGGCCGAGATCGCCTTTGCGTCGATCGAAGATGCGATGGATGACGAAGGCGTCCTCGACTTCGCCAAAGCTAAGGAAAATGGATCTGCGAAGCTGATTAAAAAGATCAGCCGGCAACAAACCAAATATGGCGAGACTGTCGCAGTTGAGTTTTACTCTCGAACCGACGCCCTGGCACAGCTCGCGGACATTCTCGGTATCAAGCAAAAGCCGCGCGAGAACGACGATACGATTCAAAAGTGGCAGACGGCGATGAATCAACTTATGGAACAGGGCGTGGTGGAAACGGCACAAGAGGCCATCACGCTCTTGAAATCTGTTGGCTTTGAAGGGCTTAACCCATCAATCGAGCAATCTTTAATCACCCAGACCGTTCAATGACCGCTTTCACGAACGAGCAAAAAGCCTCAGCCGTTGCCACTGGCGTAAGCTCCGGACTTGCGCCGCGGCTTCGGAAGATATACTCACCGCACGAACTGCTTATCGAGACGCTTCAAAGCGCGCTCAGGTCCATTGAACAAATCCCTGTCGAGCAGGCGAAGCTGCAAGAACTCGCAGAACAGGCAAGCAATGAGACCGAACGCGATGCGCGAATGTATCAGATCGATCTTGTAGAGTGGCAGCTAACCCGTTCGTCGGAACTTGCCCGCAGGCGCCTCGACTATCTCAGCCAGATCAAGACCGAAAGCGATGTCCGGAACGAAAGGGATCTTTGTGCGGCGAACGTATCACATTGGTTCGAAATGTACGCGTGGGCGGTCGACCCGAGGCCCGACACGCCGTTGTCGGTAATGCCGTTCGCTCTATTCGAGTTTCAGGAGCGTTTTGTCGAATGGCTTGATACGATCACATTCATCAAGCGTGAGTCAGGCGTTGTGGAAAAATCCCGCGACATGGGCGCCACCGAGACTGTTTTGCGTTGGCAGCTTCATAAATGGCTTTTCAGTCGAAACTTTAACGGCCTTGTCCTGTCGGCTAATGAGGACCTGGTCGACTCGAAAAAAGACCCCGGCACCCTGTTCGAAAAACTTCGGTTCCAGATCAGGCTGCTTCCCCGTTGGCAACTTCCGCGAGATTTCAGTCTCGATAAGGATATGCCGTATATGATCATCTCGAACAGCGAGACCGAGAGCGTGATCAGTGGCGATGCCCCAACGCCAAATGTGGGCAGGCAGAAGAGGGCTACGTTCGTCTTGCGAGACGAGTTTGCGGCCTGGGCTCACGGCGGCTATCCGCAACACACCGCGCTATCCCGAACCTCAAATTCGAATTGCTCCGTATCCTCAGTGCAGGGTAAATTCAATAAGTTTGCCGACCTCGCGCACGATGGGAAGACTGCGAAGTTTGAGATGGACTGGCGAGAACATCCGTGGCGCGACGAGCGGTGGTTCAATGCCTTGCCATACGGCTATATCGGCGACGCTATGACGCAGGAAGAGATCGCTCAGGAGGTCGAGCGGAACTACGAGGCATCACAGCCAGGCCGCGTGCTGAAAAACGTCTCAGAGCCTCACGCCTTCATCAATTTCAATGAGTTTTTGGATGGTTGGGAAAGGCTTGGAGTACCAGCAAAGAGATTTCTAGACCGGAATGGTCGACCAATCATCCCGGGGAATTGCAATTGGGGCCGCGTCTGCGACTACGGCGAATCGGCAAGACAGGAAAACGATACGCATATCTGGGCATATTCGATGATGATGCGGCCATCGATGGCGATGCCGCTTAATGACACGCTCTTCTTCTTTCACTCGCGGCCGATCGAGCCGGTAGGTGCTAGCGAGACGGAAGGATTCGCGTGCTATTCGAAATGGGAATCCGATCTTGGCGTCCGCAATGGCCGGAACTGGATAAAGCGCCCGTCCGTCAATGATATGTCGCACGAGGCCACGGATCCGAAAGAAGTGTTGCTCAAAAAGTGTGGCGACAACTGGCTCATTCCCGACCTTGATTTTGATAAGGGCCGGAGAAAGCTCGTCTTTCATTTCGAGATCATCGACAAAGACAAGGAAAATCCCTTTCGGCCCGAGCTGTTTGGCCGCTGCAGGATCATTTTCGTTGCTCTACCGGCGCCGGATGGATCGGACGAATACTTTCTAGCCAGAAACGAAAGAACAGGGGCGCATTTCGTAACGCCGTCACAGACGCAGGGTGGATTTAAGCGCTTGCGAGCCGAGATCGTGTCCTGGCACTATCCGCCGGAAGAACGCGGCAAGCCCGTACCAAAGATGCGGCCTAAGCCCGTCTTTGACGATGTGATCACAACGGTCAGATACGCCGTTGCGCGGTGGGGCGTTGACGCCAAGCCGTTAAGTGCAGCCGAGGCCGTCGAAGCCGCGATGCCCGAAGAACTAAAGATCGCCAACCTGCTCAAGAATTCACCGACCGGAAAGGCGCTGTCCGACTCGCAGCAGATGGCGCGGGTAATGGCCGAAGGCGAGGTTCGAGAGAAGCTAAAGATTCCGTTCCCGCACGAGAGTTGGGGGCGGTCGAGAGATTCCATCCAAGATGATGGATATTAAGCAAAGGGAGGAAATTAACTATGAGCGAAGCAATTGCAGCAAAAGCGTATGAGGCCACAAAGCCGAAGGAAGACCCGGCCTGGGGCGGCGTGGAAGTCACACACAGGGAACGCCTCGTTTATCAGGCAGATCGTGCCATCGAGACGGGCAAGGCGGACACGGACTTCGAGAAAAAGGCCGTTGAACTAAGCGATAAGGAAACGGCTAAGGCCGATAAAACAGAGCCAGCCGCGAAGTAAACACAATGACACTCGATCACGACAGGGCAGAGATAGACCTGGCGAACGCCGTTCGACTGCTTGAGATACATCTCGGCAGGATGGAGACGCTTGCCGTGTCCGATCTGCCTCGTCGTGAAAAGGAGAGGCTTATCAGAACGGCAAACATCTACTCGTCGCGGACCGTTAGCCTGATGGTGCAGGCGCGGAAAGTCGAGCAGATGCTGCCAAGCAGGGTGATTTGATGGAAATTCTTTACAATCAGAGGCGCCAGCGAATTGACCATTATACGTTTGAGCTGAATCAAGGCGGCGAGCTTGGGTTGAGGCTTTCGATGCAGGATGTTCAACCCGACAGATGCTGCAAGATCACGTTTATGAACGGCAAATTTCATGTAGTCGAGTTTCCGTTCAAAGGCCTTTACACTCGCTCGCATTGGTATTATCTCAAGGCCATCGCAGAGAAGATCGAAGAACTTGAGAAGGAGTATTTGGTGAAATGACTGACCTAACCAAGACGCGCGATGCGATCCGCGAGCTGCCGGACAAATGCCGGATGTTGCTGAATTACTCTAACGGGTTTCAGGACAACGATTCGGGCGAGCGAAAATGGCGAACCGACGCGATAAACTTCGACGGCGCCGATCTCAAGGCTCTTGAGGCGCGACTAACTAAGCTGGAAACGGCGGCGGAGGCTTTAGCTAAAGAACTAAACAAAGAGCCGCTCGCTACTTTTGCGCTAGATGACGCCTTAATCGACCTGGAGGCCGCACTAAAGGAATGAGCATCGAAACAAAATACGGCTACGAGTGGGAAGATGAGAAGTGCCGCACAATAGAGCGTTTTCTCCGTGTCGTTCGCGTGTCGGAAAGAAGTGGAAAGGGTGTAGAATGGGGCAGTGTTTTGGACGCTTATGACTGAGCGGTTGAAGGTTGAAATGCGGAAGTATCAGCTCCGCAACGATTGGCTAATCACCCCTCAGCGCTCACGTTTCGAAGTGATCCGCTACCAAATACTCCGCCATATGACCATTGCAAAGACGATAGATCAGCCAGTCGGCTTGCCCGGCGATGATATACGACTAATGCCGCCAAATTGGTCAGATCACCCTCTACCAACGGGATACTGGATGAAGCAGGGAGCCGTCTCTTGGACAATGAGAAATCGCCATATTGACTGTACGGGTGAAGCCCCGGTTCTTATCCATCCGGGGCACGTTGAATGGACGGACGCAGGAGTAGACAGGTGACCAGCATAGCAAAGACGATAGAAGCGATTGAAAGCCTACGCGATGACGACGATTCTATCGCCATATCTCGCGCGACGGGCCGAACCCCTGATGGCATTGTGATCGATTATGAGGAGTTGTTAGTGAATTTCGAGCCGAGCGACCTCAAAGCCCTTGCCGCGAACTATAAGAGGCTGTTGGAAGCGGCGCGTGTAACGGTCTCTTTTGAGTTAATGAGTTTGGGCACTACGCCTCAAGCGCTCGTGTCGGCTATTGAGGAAGCCGAGAAATAGTTCACCACCCCAACATCTAGCACAGCCGGACTAGCGCGCCTACCAGATATCTCTTGCATTTTCACACCAAAATATTGTTCAATACATTCGAGCAGTCGGAAGATCGAATTCCGTACATCTTGAACGTTCAATTCTTTTCTTTCAGCCTATAGGAGAATTCTTATGCACGCAGATCATATCCCGATGTCCGTTAAGGCCGGAGCCACGCTTCAGCGAGCAAACGACCTGAGCATTATTTCCGATACATTCGTGAGTGCCAATCACGCATCTATCGCGGCGTTTCAGACAGCGGTCGAGGCGGTATCGGGTCTTCATGCCGATCAGCATCGTTTCAAACACCGCATTGCGCAGGCCGTCGCGGTCGATGATGGAATTACAGATTCCACATTGTCGGGTGTGTCGACCGTCGCTGGATTGCTGGCATTGACGCAGCTTGGCAGTTTGCCGAACCGCGATCTGTACGGAGACTAAGTGAACATTCCCGGCCTCTACGTCTGGATGTATGACGAGTGCGACCAGCAAAATAAGCACGTTCGCGATTGGCGGAATATTAAACGCTTTGTTGCGAAACTTCCGCGACGACGACTGTCTTATTGGGTAGGTGAGGGGCCGGATCCGATAATCGCTCGTAGAGAAAAGATGCTACGAGAGTTTTTACTTAGAATTGCCGACAGACGATGTTCACAAAGTATCGAGAGGTCAGAAGGCTTCAGCGCGAACTGACGGAATCAAGACAAAGGGAAGCAGCTAAAGACATGCGCATCGCTTCCCTTGAATCGAAACTGGAATCTCGCACGAACCTTTTGCTTGAACGCGATTTCGCGTGGACCGACCGGTTTCTGACATCACAGGCAAAGACCTACGCCATCGGCAATCAAGTCAAAGAGACCATCAAGGCCGAGACTAAGCCCGACGATAAACCGGCGAGACTAGCGGCCTTTATGCAAGAGAAACGAGCCATCCTGCGCGAGTACGCGCAAGAGGCGACCGACGATATGAATCTAATCGACTCGATGGTCGAGCAGAAGTTTCGAGAGATGGAGCCGCTGTATATGGCGGAGTTTGAGGGGACGCAATGACATATCGTCCGTACATTTGGATGGCCGACGACGATCAGGACGCTCACGTTCGGGATTGGCAGCAGATTCAGAAGTCGGCGAGCCTTCGAAGCGACCAAGCCCCCGCGCTAAGCCAATTCAACTCCATCTGCTCGTACTGTTCGAATGTTCACGATACGCGTGTAGCGTGTCCGCAATATGTAGCCGTCTGGCAACGAAGGGTCGACCGATCCCTGTCAGTTCAGTTAGTGTTGCAGGCCTCCGAAAGCTCACTTAGGGGTCTTGCTGCATTAACACATCAGCCGCAGTTGATTCGAACCGCCTATACGAATGACCGGCGGGATATGTGTTCGCATTTACGTAGCGCCGCCGCTCTAGCCCCTCGCGCCATACGATGACCGATATCAATCCCATCGGCAATTACATCGGCCAAAATATGGCGCCGCTCAAGCCATTATTGGCCCTAAAGGAGCGTAATGGCGACAAGTCTCCAAACTCGTCTCACTACCTCACCGACGCGCTTAAAGAAAAATACACCGGTCTGTTAAAAACCAACGAGAAGGCCAGAAAGGAAATGATCGCGGCCGGCCAGCTTGTCGCCCTATTCATTGAAGGCAAGCAGATACTCGATTGGAACCCATTCACGAACGCATATAGTCCACGCACCCCTCGAAAATCAGACCCAAATAAGATCAAGGCCGTCAATTTCATGCAGTATTACTGCTCGAATTGGCAGTCCAAATGGCGCTCGTCCGACCCCGACATCATTGTTCGGGCGATGTCGAATCAGGATCAGGCTGTTTCAAAGGCAAGAAAGGCTAATGCCATCGTCGACTATCTTGAGTACAAGATGTACACGCGCTGGTACAACCTGCACGAAGGTCTGATGGCGCAGGTGTTCGGATGGTACGGCAATCAGGTGATGCCCGATTACAAAAAGGGCGTCCAGGTTTTGAAGCAGATATTCGAAACCAAAGAAGTCCAGATCGGGCAAGGTTTCGGCAAGTGCTACGACTGCGAGAAAACAGGCCCGTCCGCTGCGTTCAACCAGCTTCAGGCCAATGATGGCGACTCGGATGAAGGTTCAATGCCGCCGATGCCCGTCTGCCTTAATTGCGGCTCGACGGCTGTTTATCACGAGCCGCCGCCGACCACTCAGATTCAATACGCCGCCGGATATCAGGCAACCACCCAACCGAACATCAAGGCCGAGCAACTAGCCTTCCCCGCCTGCGCGTGGGATTACCGCTACCGGATGGAAGAGTCCTCATGGGCGATCATCGAGCAGGATATGAGTTGGGGCGCCATCCGAAGCATTATCGGCGACGTCATATTGCCCGCAGGTGAAAGCCCGAATGATTTTGGTTTGGAGGTTGTTGCAAATCTGTCGGCAACAGGCGCGCCCGTTGGCGGCAAGTCTAGCGCTCCAAAAGGTGACCGCTCAAACTCCGGCGTCATCTCGCGGATGTACCTATCGCCCGACGAGATGTTCGATATCGAGATAAAGGGCGAGCAGAACGGCGGCGAAAAAACTGTCAGTGGCCAGGTGCTTCCATTTGGTGCGAGAATGTCCGACCTGTTTCCTAATGGCGCCTGCGTCTTGGGCATCAACGGAATGGCGACGATACTCTCGATCACCGCCGACCATCACTCGCAAAGCGTCACATCGGGCGTCTATCATATGAAGCCCTTGTCCGGTACAGGCCGGGGCGTGACGGATGCGGTCGAGGTCCAAAAGAGGTTCAACCGATTTGACTCTCAAGCCGTCCGCTACATGGGCACGATGGCCACACCAGCAACACTATGGGCAGAAGGTGCCGTTCCCGATAATCAGAAGCATCTCCTGAGCGAGCCCGGCGCTGATATCCCGATCCGCTTGCAGGATTTCCCCGAGGTTCGAAGCGTCAAGGATCTGATGTTTCCAATACAAGGACAATCAGTACCGGGCGATATGCTGCAATACACCTACCAACATCTCTCGAACTTTATGCAGCTTGCGTATCACATCACGGACTTTTCGGGCGGGCTAAATCCGAGGGTCAGGAACGATACCGCAACCGGGGCGGAAATTCTCGATCAGAACGCGAGTGAGTTGTTCAGCCCGGCATTAGATATCAAGGCCGATGTCAGGCTCGATACCGCAGTAAAAGCATTTGCTCTGTGGTGTCAGACAAATCCTGAAAAACGCTTCATCGCCTCGACGCCAAGCGGAAGGACCGGTTCACGCGGCATCGAAGTCTCGGCTGAAGATGTCAAAGGCGAGTACGAATGGTCGATCGCGGCAGGCTCGGAACAGCCTCGTAACCGTCTGACAAAACGCAAAGACGCGATGGCCTTTTATGGTCTGTTTGGCGGGATACTCGGTTACATTCAAGCCAAACAAATGGCGCCGCAGGAAGTCGCCGACGCCGAGCGAACGTGGGATATGGATTTTGCGACGGAGGTGGTCGACGAGATAGCGGAGGTTTGCCGAAGCCGCTACGAGTCGGCCAAAACACTGCTCGGTCAGGCCGCACAGATTCGTGACCTCGCATCAATGCAGTACGGCCCACAATCGGTCCCGCCGCCCGATCTGATGCAGATAATCTCACAGGTCAAACCGTCGATGCTTATTGGTGAACCCGCTCATCAGGACAAGATGAAGTGGTTCGCTGAGCTTCTGGACACAGATGAAGGCCAGGCAATGTCTGACACCGAACGCGAGCTTGTGCAGGCGTTTATTCAGGCCGAAGGGATGCTCGCAAAGGGCCAGGCCATCGTTGTCGGCCAGGCAGTCAGTGAGGCTCAGATTGCCTCAAACGCACCCCAGATGGCTTTGCAGGCCGCTCAGAGCCAACAGAATCAGCAAGCACAAGCTGCGCAGAGCGCTCAACAACAGCAGCAGTCCGATCAGGCCGCTCAAGCCCAAGGCGCTCAGGCGGTCTTACAGACCATTCACGAGCAGGGGATGCAGAAGGGAACCGAAGCAGAAAACGAGCGCCAGCGTCAACACGAATTGGCACTAAAGAAACTTGATGTTGCAGCCCAAAGTGATAAAGCGAAGCGATCTCCCGCCGCCACCGGCGTTTGACAAGGAGATGTGTCTCGTTGAGGCCCGCAACGCGAACTGGATGATGCGTTACCATCTTTCGCGATGCGATGACGCCGAGACCGCCGCTGCCGTTTTTGAGATATTTTCATCGCTTGCAGCAGAGTTTGAAAAGAAGATGCTTGCGTTAGATAGCTGATTTCAGTTAAATTCGTAAGCGAAGGCGGCCGTACCCGGCTGCCAGCAAAAACAATTTAAGACCGATCTGATGGCAGGCGCCGCAAACCGCCTGTCTGCTCGAAAGAGGGCAAATCAGGTCGGTCTTTTTCTATTTCCGCCACAGCCATCGCTAATGATCCGGCAGGACGGTGGACGGAACAAAGGATCAAAAAACTATGTCAGACGAAAATAATTCAGGCGAGGGGATTGGAACTGCACCAGCCGCCGACGTTGTCGAGTATATGGCCCAAGCCGAACAAGGCCAGCCCGATACCCCAACGACCGCAGCTCCAGCCGCAGACACAACCGGAACGCAGCCAGCAGGGTCACAACCCTTGGGCGATGCACCCGTACAAGACGGCCAAGTGTCAACCGCACCGCTTTCCGACGAGGACAAACAAAAACTCGAACAGGAAATTCAAGCGGCGTTAGCAGACGAAAGGACGCCAAAGTGGTATCGAAACGCAGTCGTGAATCATTACGATCCGAAGATTGCCGACTTCGAAAATCAACTTAAGGCTTACGAGCCGCTTCAATCCTACGGCGAACTGCCGCAGGTGATCGAGCGTCTTGAAATGCTCAACGGCCTCGGAACGCTGAGGACAAACCCGCAAACGGGTATGCCCGAAACAACCACCGAGCCGTTCGTGCAGAAACTCTACGAGACCCAGCCGGAGACCGCTTACCAGCTTATCGACGATCTCTGCAAGATGCCGTCGCCCTATACTCAGGGCTTCAATATTTTGCAGGAATTGTTCGCGAGAGCCGGCGTCGACCCGGCACGTCTTGAAGATGTCCAAAAGTTCGCCGCTAACGGTTACCAGCTCGCACAAGGAAATTACCCGCCGCCAAGCCCGGAAGATCTACAGGACATCCCTCAGCATTTGAGGGCCACGTTCTCGCAGATATCACCCGCTGAGCGCGAAGAACTGATGCTGCTTTCGGACGCATCCCGCAACCGATCGCTCGAAGACGCCAAGTTTCGCATCGACGAAGAAGGTCGTCGCACATCGTGGCAGCAGCAGCAGGAACAGCACAAACAGCAAGAGAAGCAACAGCAGGAACAGGCGTTCAGGCAAAACCTCGATACCAAATCCTACGAAAACTTCTCAAAGGCAGGCGACGCCGTATTCAACTCCTTTGTGGGCACCCTTGCCCAGCAAGCAGGGCTTTCCAAGATGGATAGCCTAATGATCGCGAACACCGTTCTAAACAGCTTCGAAGACACTCTGGCAGGCAGGCAGTCCTTAGAGACCCTGAAGGCCGAAGGTATCGAGGTCGACCCGCAGATCGCACCGACGATAAAGGCACTCGAAGAAGTGGCTGGTCACATCGCTTATTACGAGATAAGAGGCGAGAAGGCCAACATGGAGAGGGCCGTCCAGCGTCAGGTCGAATTGCAGGAACGGCTTATCGCAAAAGGCAACAAACTGATCGCGTCGATCGCTCAAAAGCGGTCACAGCGGCCAGCGTCCAATGGAACGCCCAACATTGCTCCGGGCACATCCCCCAAACCAGCGCCGAACGGCCAACCGTCACAGATCGGAGCGGGATCGCCGTCGTCATTCGGTTTTTCCGAAGACGACTACGAAGCCCTTATCCAATCTACTGGCGGCTACCGTCGAGCGGCGCAATAGGAGCAAGTTATGGCTACATTGTTTTTTGACAACGTTTCAGACGCCGTCGAACAGCAGGTACAGACCGAGATGAACAAGATCCGGGAGTACAACACTCCGGGATTGTCCGCCGTCCGCAAATCTACCAAGAAACGGAAAGCGGGCGAGAAGGGATTGAGAATCCCGTACTGGTCGAATCTGCCCGGCGGTCACACCGCTTACACCGCAGGAAGCTCGGACTTTAACGAGGCCGCGCCGCCGCAATCCATTTCGAGCTATGTCTTCCCGACACGCTACGCCTTGCCGATGATGTATGACGAGGCAGTGATCGAGGACTTTATGAACGGAGTCCCCGGAGCCTTCATCACGCTCAAAGACCAACTGATGCTGTATATGACCGTTGCGTCAAAGCGGATGAACCAGATGGTCTATGGAGACGGTACGGGCGCTCTGGCATATGCCGGCGGCAACGTCACATCGCTTGGCTCACAGACGCTTTCGGGCGAGACTGCCGCCTCGACATCGCCCGGTCATACGAAGGGAACCGTTCGCCTTGAGCAGAACCAATGGTATTGGGCGATCAACACCACGACCGGCGCTGTTCGCGGCGTCTTTCAGGTGACGGTCGAGGGCAAATCGTCCTGCACGATCACTCTTACCTCGGGAACCATCTCGTCAGGCGATCCGATCGTCGACCCGAATTCCTATAACAAGTACTTCCGCGGCTTCGGTCATTTGATCTCGGCCACGAATCGCATCGTCCAGGGTTTGAACACCGCGACCTTTACGCGGCTCAATTCCCTTGTTGTCGATCTGGCCGGACTTCCGATGACCAATGCGGTTGTCGAACAGCTCAAGGCCGGTATTCACATCCAGAACAACGACGCCAACGCCAAGAACGGTCTCGTGTGCTTTACGCCGCCCGGACAGATCTCAAGCTTGAGAAAGCAGGGATCGAATCTGCGCTCGTATCTGAACGGCTATGACGTTGTTCAGGGCATCGCGTCGAGCTTCGAGTCAGGCGACACCGTCTGGATCGAGGATGCGGATATGGACGAGGACCGTCAGTACTACGTCAGCTATTCCGAGTTCGGTCTCCTTGAGGAGCGTCCGCTTGGCGTCATCAATCTTGATGGCAACGAGTGGAGAATGTCTCTCGGTGGAAACGGAACCGGTTCGGGCCGCTATCAGCGGGCCATCGGCTGGCGCGGAAACATCTATCGTTCGGGCAATGCTCTCGCGAGCGCGGCGGTTATTCGTGCATCGCAGACGGGCATTTCGCAGCAGACCAGCTAATAGGCTGAGGGAGGTTTTTAATGGCAGCAAACATTACGCCTACGCTTCAGTCAGGGGGGCCGCAAGACTTGCGGTCTCATTACGACATCGAGGTCGTAAAGCTGGTTGGAAGCTCCACGGCGGCAAACGACACATCGAGCGCGTATACACCAAGTTTCGTAAAGAATCCCACCGGTGTTCTGGGAGGGGCATTTTCGATCTCGGTGTCTAGCGGACAGGTGACGTTCAAGGCGCTTTTTGCACTCGGTAGCGACACGGTCTACGCGGTGCTGTTCGGCTAAGGCCGAGCGAGGAGATAAATCTATGTCAGAAGCAGCAATTCAGGGACTCTCGCATCGGTACTTTTCCCCTGTGCCGGGCGCGACGGTCTCTTTGGACACCACAAAATATATCAATTTCAAATGGACACCGGGCGAGGACGAGACGATCAACGCCGCGTCGGCAGGCTTCGAGGACCAGGAATTGACGATCATCATCGACACGTCCGGAGCTACATCAAGGACGCTAACTTTTGGGACGAATTTCCGGTCAACGGCAACGCTTGCGACCGGCACAACGACAGCCAGACGGTTTGTCGTGACGTTCGTTTCGGACGGGCTTGTGTGGACGGAAAGATGCCGCACAGCAGCTCAGGCTTAAACCTGAGAGCATAACCAATGGAACTGAACTTCAACGATTGTTCGACGTGGTGTCAGGCAGCTATTTATAGCCCGCCTGCCGCTGTCGATGTCAAAGAATTTCAGCAGAAAATCAACCGGATAATGGGATTGTCGAAAGACCGGCATCCCATTGTCCGGCTTGTTTGGGCAGGGTCGAAAGACACCTTCTCGAAATTTTACTGCGAATGGACGGAAGCCGGTTTTGGCACAAAGACCGAGCTTCGGGCCAAGTACAAGTTCGCACAGATAAGAATTCCCGGAACGCCCGATGTCATCGATGTTCCGCCGGCAAGATGGATACTCGAAGAACGTATCGAACCGGAACAATATTACGCATCGTGGGAAGCGGCCAGATGGGTCATAAAAGAGAGCAAGCGCGTTGAACGACGGCCACTGCCGCCGACAGATGGATATTACTCACATCTCTTAACCATCGCTGTGCATAACGAGCATTGCTGTTCGATAGCCAAAAGAGACAAGGTTGTCTGCTGGGGCCAGTATCGCGAACCCGCTCAATTCGACCTCGACAATCTCAAGCAGGCAAAGGCACGGCGCGATGCGGATCATTTTGTCGATCCATACGCACCGCTTTCAGATGAAACCCTTGACCGGACGGATGCGGAAGTTTCAAACAGAGTCACAGAGCTAAAGGCCGACCGCCAGCAAAAGATGAGTGATGCGATCGACGACGACCCGCTTAAATTCTTGAGCTATTTCACGGGTGTCGATTTTACGGGCAAGGTAAAGCCGTTCAGTCTACCGGGTCCGAAAAAGAAGGAAGTTTTAGGTATCGATGTACCGAAATCTTAAAAGGCGAGGAGCGTTTAGGGCGCTGATGAGACCGGCCATTGCGCAGTTGCAAATCTCGCTCGGTACGGTCACGAACAACGAGCCGATCAATCGAAAAGAAGGAGACATTGGACAGGCCGATCTGGAACACGAAAACGCCAAATCTTATCGAGCGGCGATATCGGCTCTGAGAAAAACTAGTTAAGGATAAATTTGTATGACACAGCCAGCACCAGCAGCGTTTGAACTTGAGCAGAATATCCCGATCGCGGAGAACCCATCGGAAGTGAACCGAGAGGCCACACGTTGGCCATGGTTTCCCGGCGACATCATCACACCGGCCGCAAAGCGCGTTCGGCCCGATCTCAGACTTGGCGGCGAATATCTCGGTCAGGAGTATAAGACCCTTGTCCGATCAAAGGGCCTGCTTCGGCGGTGTCAGTTGACGCCGATGGAGATAGGCTTCGACTTTCTCAATGACGACCTTATCGGCGGCGAGGAAGGGCTGGTTCTGTCGGTGGTTAAGGACAATGGCGAGGGCGCGGTGCTTGCCAAGAATCTCAACGCCGTTCGTGTCTTTCCGGGCGATGAGATAAAGAGCCTCCTGCGCGGACGCCACAACGACACTACGAAAGGCGAGGTCGAGATAAGTCCGTTACAAGGCCAGACGTTCGAGGATGTCCAGAAAGCCGGTTTGCAGGACTTTATCTTTCCCAATTGGAAAAAGGTAATGGCCGGGGTCGAAATACTTCCGGTTCAACTGTCGTGGCTTCAAAAGCATTTGGAGTCGCGGCGTGCTGACACATCCGACGAGTCGATCAGGCAGATATTCGATGAAATGCTTGAGTCCTGCGAGTCGTATCGGCTGTGGGGCTTGAATTATCTCAAGACAGCCACGCAGCTTGTGAGGGCGCCCGTGGCAAATGGCTTTGTTCACACGTACTCGCCGCAGGCCGAGATGCTATTCGAGCAGTTGGAGGTTCGCCGCGAGGACCTTATCCGGCCCGAGCAGGACATTGCGGACATCGTTGCAAAAGTACAAGGCGGCAGTGCCGTGACAAATGACGATATGAAGGCGTTGCTTGAAAAGATGACCGAAGCTTTCACACTGCTTGCCGCGCAAAAGAACGGTGAGCCACCGGCAACGGAGGTCGTTCCTAATAATCAAGTCGACGAGAAGTCAAAGACGAGTAAGAAATAATTGAGCCAGATAAATGACAGCATATCGAGGGTGAGGTCGCTGCTTCTAGGTCCAAAAGATCAGCGGCCCAACCTTGACGTGTTGTTTACAAACCTGACCTACGAATTCCAAAACTTCGTCAACGAGCTTTCCAATAGCGGCAAGATCTGGAGTTACAACACCGTTCCCATCAATGTAAATCCCGGCACGACCGACTACATCGTTCCGGGGGCAAGCGGCAAAGTTTTGTTCGTTATCGCCTATCCACTTGAGACGAACAATAACCCGGTCAGTTTGGAGTTTGCCGACCTTGCTGATGTGTCTGCCGACTACTGGCTTTACTCACCCCTTGATTTTGCTATCTCAAGAGATTTCAACGAAGCGTGGAGCGTTCCATTTCCTTTTCAAATCGCATTTTTTCGCAAAGGCGCCGACCTTTGGTTTCGGCTTCCACCTTTTGCTTACACGCTGACTCGGATCGATGTAGTTTTTTCGACTGGCGACTGGATAGCCAATCTTTCGACGGGTGATGAGGCCGTTCTTTCCCAGCACCATCAACTCGTCGAAGTTCGGTCCTCGATGAACCTCCTGCCTGCGGCCGAATGGTGGGATGACGATACGAAAAACGAGAACCGGCGAAAAGAATTAGCGCTGTCTCTGTCGAATCAGGAGCAACGCTATGCAAGGCAGTTCGTGGTCGCAAAGAGGACACCAACGCGTGACCTTCCCGTTGTGAGGGCGGCGTTCGGAGATGAGTATTTTTAGCGGAGGAATAAAGCTATCGCTATCCCATACAGGCAAATACTCAGAATGGCGGGCATTAAAAGCAATGCTATCGCCGGCGTCACTTCGTCTCAGATCGAGTCGAATTACACTACGTCGCCCCTGACCTCGACGCAGTTAGGCAGCGCGGACTTTCCACTTTCGGCGATAAAAGACGCGCTTGTCTCGGTTCTCGGCAGAATAATCCGAACTTACGCAGGCGTCCCGAATCATCCATTTCGAACAAACAACCTCTCTCAAACTGCCGATATTGCTCATAAGGCGCTGATACCCTCTACGGACTCAGCCGGCAAGAATATCGTGGGCGTGTACGGAGCGATAAAGGATTCATCTGACGGTGAGCTTTTGACGGAGATGCCCGAGCAGATCATTAGCGGCATCGTCACCAACGCCGATACATTTCTCAAGGGTGATTACTACGGCTACAAGATCATCGACGGGCGCCTTCATCACACTCGAACGAACGCGAAGATCGATGTGGTCACTTTCTCGGCCTCGGACATTCTCACATCAATCGGCGCAAACGGAGATGCGCCGATACCAGATGCGTGTTTAGACATCGCCTGGACCGGACTTGTTTCGACCCTGTTCGTGGACGATGAGTTCATACAGCAAAGTCAGATGTGCGCTCAGTATTTCGAAAATTGCCTCTCGGAAATGAAATCCGGTGCGGCGGCGTTTGCACCTGCACCTGTTCTGGTGTCGTCGCAGGCGCCGGGAATTAGTTAGATATGCCTGACATCTCATATCGCCAAATCATAGACCGTGCCCTTCGCGTCGCAACGATGGCGGGCGGCGATCCTAACTCTAGTCCGGTTATTGACAATCTGCCTGTGCTTGAGGACTTGGCTCCGATGGCACTGAGACAGGCCATCATTGATCACGCCAATGATCCTGATGCGGCTAACGAGGTCAAGATCGCTCACACGGTCACAATATCTCTAGGCACCGGAGATATGCCCGACGAGGTTATAAGCGAGTGTCTTGACCGCTCAAGCGTATCGTCGACAACGGATGACGATATAACCCAACTCACATCTTTTGCACCTCGATATCTGGATTATCTGAGGCCCGTACACTCGCAGCTTGGATATTACACCCAGCAAGGACAAAGCATTTTGTTTCGCGAGCCGGGCGGGAACGCAAGCGCGTTTAACGGAATCATTGTCCTGACGGCTGTATCAATGCCGATTGACGTGGTCGACCTGACATCATTTCTGAATATTCCGTCCGATGTAGCGGAAAAGGCCATTCAAAACCTTGCAATGATGCTACGCGGCAATCCGGTCAACGCAGACGCTGAATAATGGGACTCATTGCTTTAGAGCCAAACAGGTACGTTCCTACCGCCGCCAGAACGGGCAACGGCGATCTGGCACTCTTTAGGGCCTTTAACGGCTTCATTAGGGGCCGCGAGAAAACTTACTTCGAGTGCTACAAAGGCTCGCTCGACCTAAACGAAAATCTCACCGCCGTAGCCATCACGGGAACGATCGATTACTCTGCCAGCTCGCAGACAGTCACAGGAACAGGCACATCTTTTATCGCCGAGCTTCACAGAGGCCAGAAGCTTTTTACATCAGCGAGACACATTCTTGTTGTCGAGGAAGTTGTCGACGATACGCATTTCCTTGCGACTGTGAAGCCGTCAGGCACCGGAACGGCCGCGACCGCATCCCGCATGTGGCGGCTGTTCGAGGTCGATAAGAAGCGCGGCTCACTGCTTTCAGGCAATGCATTGGAGTTCGACAAAGGAACGATCCTGTGCGTGGGCTCGGGCGACCTGCACATCAATGGTTCAACCTTAACAAGCAACCTCGCAGCCGATCGGCATCCGAAGATAGCCATTCTTAAAACCGATGGAACATATACCGTTCAGAGTTTAGGGTTTAAGACCATTCCGGCTGGTACAACTGCAACGGCAGCCACGGCACCGTCTGCCCAAACGGTCACACGATCGGGCGACACGTTGACAGCGGGCGCGGCCCACGGGTTGTCGACCGGCTCGCAGTTCAAGATTACAAGCACAGGTACGGTTCCCGCGCCGCTTCAGACGAACACGACTTACTTTGCCATAGTCACCGGCTCGACCACTCTGAAAGTCGCATCTAGTCTGAGTGATGCAATTTTAGGGATATTTATCACACTCACAAGCGCCGGAACGGGAACGATCACGGAGACGCCCGTCACAAAATCGATGCCCGCAGGCGACAGGTCGATAAGGATCTCAAAAGCATCGACCAAGCTCGGAACGCCCGCCTATGGAAATCCCGGCGTAAAGATCAAAGTTACGATCACCGCCGGTCAGGTCATTCAGCTCGCATTTCCCGCAATGGATTCGGACGCGAGTATAAACGGCTCGACCGACCCTCACGACGCGTGGCGAATTGAGGCAACAGAGTTTGGCGGTGATACAACTTCAGCAACAGCGAACGCCGACAATGGTCCGTGGTTCAATGTCAGAACCGTTTCCTCGACGGAGCTTGGCGGAACAGGCGCGGCAACGTACAACCTCGAATATCTCGATGCTGAAATAAACGCGAGTCCGAGACTGATAAGCTTTGACAATGATTACCCACAAGACGCGGAGTATGTCGGAACGGTTGCAGGATATCCGGTACTCGTGTCCTGCCAGGGCAGGGCGACAACTGCCTATCCGGGCGGCACAAGCCCAGGGCCGTCTATCGTACCGATAAAGGTTTCAAACATAGCCGCGGCGCCGCTGATACTCGACAATGGCTCAAGAAACGAAGTTCCGCTGTCTCCACCAGAAATAATCATCGGTCAGTATATGGCGGCCGGCCGTCTTTACCTGATGACGGCGAACACATTGCAGATCGCGGTCTTCACGGCTGACGCGGACTTTCCTGTTGCCACAAGACCATTCTGGAAGTCGGGATTTAGAAACCCGGATGCTCTGTGCTTCGTCAACGGCAGGCTCTATGGCTTTACCTCGGCGGGCGCGATGAGATCCGTGGCAGACGGTGAAGAAGGCTCCGAGGAACACGCGTTCGCAGCGGATGTCGAGGAGATAATGCGCGGCTGGGATGCCTCGCGCGTCTCGGTTGTTCACGATCCGCAGAACGAATGTGTCTGCTATGTCTATTCCGGTAATGGCCTGAACACCAGCAGCAAATATACCTCGATAATCCTGCCATTTATGCTCAGGACCGAGAGCTGGGGGCCGCAGATAACTCTTAGCAGTTCATCGGTCGATATGATCGTTTCGGGTGTCGCGACAGTAAACGGCCATTTTGAATTTATCGCCGGGGGCACATCGCAAAAAACGTACAGATTCGATACCTATTCCGGCGAAACGGTTCCGTGGTCTCTTGGTTGGCAGTTCACAGATGGAGGGGTCGAAAACCGGCCAAAGAAGGTGAAGCACCTGCGCGTTACCGGAAAACTCACCGCGCCAAACTTCGGCATCCACGGTGCGGCATCAGGCGAGAACATCGATGTAGCCGTACTTGAGGCCGGAAACTCGGGATCGAAGACCGGAGCGCTATCGCTAACGGCCTCAAGCGGTCTCGAATACTACCCAAGCGAAGATTTTCAAGCGCGCGATTTGATGTGTTTTACACCGAATATCGTTGGAACGTGGGACGGCGCGGATGTAAATAATCTTGATCGTGTTGATGAGGTTGTTATCGAATATGCCGTCAGCGGAGGCCGGCGATAGATGCGTGACAACGAGGATACTGCGCCGGACATTATCGAAACACGCGCCCGAGCCAAGCGCGGGCAGGACACGCTCAACATTGAATTAGGTCTATCCAGCAAGCAGTCTTATTCCAGTGACTCGGGCGCCTCTAATTCGGCCTCCGCATCTGGAGGAACGGCCGGGACCGGGGGTGGCGGCCTTGTAGGAGACATCACGGTCGGCGGCGGCGGCGACAGTGACGGCAGAACGTGCTTTGTTGGGGAAACGCCAGTCTTGATGGGCGATGGCTCAAAAATGCCAATCGGAGAGATCGAACCGGATATGCTTGTGATGGCGTTTGATCAAGGTGGCGAGCTTTATCCAGCGCGGGTAATTGAAGTGAAGACGCACACCACGGACGAATACTGCGAAGCGACATTCGCCGATGGCCGCGTAACTGGCGTTACCTGGGAACATCTTTACTGGCAAGGCGGCGCGGCGTTTCGGGAATTCCGGCACATCGACCACACATTGAATCTTGCGGCTGGTAAGTTTATTCGTTGTCATATTAAACGAAAAAAGAACGTAGTCATCGAGGGCGAGATCGATGTTTACAACCTTGAGGTCGAAACTTACCAAACATACATCGCCAACGGAGATGCGGTTCACAATCTCAAGCCTCTGAATGATGAGGGGGAGGCTTCTGACAATGCTTGAAGTTCGGTATTTAGACCCAAGCCGTGATGCAGATGTCTTCCGTGAGGCGTGGGAATGGATGGAGTCGGCCCCGAGATGGTTCCGCGACTGCTATAACGCATGGAAAGAGACCTTTGAGGAGCAGATGGATGCCGCCAAAGGCGAATTGAATTACGGCATTTTTGAGGGCGGCGAACCGTCTGCGATCATTCGCCTTGCCGAAGCAAGGCCGTGGATATTCCAAACACATTTGTCAGCCAGACAAAGAACGCCGCTGGATACTCTGATAACCGGCGGCCGGATGGTGCGAAATTACCTTTTCGATCACGGGGTGAAGGGGTTTTACGGGTTTGTTCCAGCAAAGAATAGAAGCGTTATTTGCCTGTTTTCATCGCTCGGTTTTATGGATACGGGCGTTCGATGCTTCAAGGGAACGACACACGGGAAAGTGATCGAATGGCGCCAATTCGCTTTGGGCAAAAATCAGGTTGCTAATCCTGAGACATTTAACCTAGAATAAAGGGCAGAAAATCTAGCCGTCCGATAAGCGTTGCGCCGCAAACCGCCGCCTGAATCGGACGGTTTTTTATTTGGCCCGCACTTACCAAAGAATGAGCAAGCCGATCAAAAGAATCCGAAGGCCAAAGGCCACTTTCCAGAGCTTTGCGCGGCTGCGTTCGCTCTCCGGCAGCGGCATCTGCTACAAAAAGAAGAAAGAGCAGACCCAAACTAACTCGTATCAATATTTAACTCCGCCGTCGACACCCGCCACGACACAGCTTCAGTCGATGGTACAGTCGCCGACACAGATCGATCCGTCTATTCCGTACTCATACGGCCGCGAGCGTGAGGATTATCAGAACACGTTCCAGAACCCGTTAGGCGCCTATACAAGTCCGGCGGTTAGGGATGCAGCCCAGAGAGTGATGGGCGAGAGATTATCGGAAGGCGAGAGCGCGGCAGAACAATCCTCGAGACTGGCATCGCAAGGCCAGGCATTCGGCCAGCAGGCGACCGTGGCCGGACTGACCGCGCCGCAGCTTGTGCAGTCCGGCGCTATTTCTGTCACAAGGGAGCCATTTGATTGGCTCGGTGCGATAGGAACCGGGGCAAGTGTAGGAGCAGCGGCGCTATGAGACTTCTGCACGAATATCTCGATATCGCAAAGAACCCCGTCTTGCTACTGTCGGGCGGCAGAGACAGCGTGTACTTGCTTTCTGAGATCCGCAAGCTGCGCGGCGACATTGATTGCATTTGTTTCGCGGCGGACTTCACCAAAGAGCAATGGCGCATTATCGAGAACCTGGTCGAACTCTGGAATTTGGAGGTCTACGTGGTTGCGCCAAGGCACACCTATCTGATCCCGAACGGCGAGGGGCAGTTGGCCCGAGTCGATGAATTTGGACTCGGAAATCTCACATTCCCTGTCGTTCGGGACATTGCTCACGACGATAGCCGCTGTTTGCTTGAAATGAGTGAAGACCGATCGGCGGGTCTCGCTCCTTGGAATTATGACGTGGTTTTTACAGGCACAAGAAAGAGCGATAGATCATACGCCACGGGAAGGCCGTTCCAAAAAGATGTCGTGTCGACGAATGGGACAACCTTTGTCGCTCCGCTTTGGGATATGACCGACAGCGATATTGATGATGCCGTGAGAGGTTTGCCGTTCGACTTCCCGGCTGACGAAAGACTAGACAGCGGCAACCTTATTTCGTGCTCAAGGTGTTTCGATACGGAACAAGAGCAGGTTCTTTGTCCGAAAACTGCAACGAACATTGAAACGATCAATTGGGCGCCGGACAAGATGCTGTCAGCCTTCAGGCAGAAATACGGATTTAGTGGAGAGTAAAAATGGGAGCCTTAAATAATACAACTATCACTGCTGGCGGTACGGCTCAACAACTTTTAGCCGAAAGGCCGGGGCGAACAGAATTGGTGGTACAGCCTGTGGACGAAGATTGTTGGGTGAATTTTGGCGCAACGAATGCAGCGGCCAATGTCGGCGAGCTTGTAATGGTCAACTCGTTCTCGCGGTTTCACGTTTCGGATTTTCCGGAAGTCGGCGGCCGCGTGTCGATCTTTTCAGCAACAACGGGCTCGCACGTCAACTATCGCGATGTTTAAGGAGATGCAGATGAAAAGATTTGTATTGCTACTCATTTTTCTGACGTTCCTAGCGGCGTTTTCCTTTGGGCAACCCGGACCCGCATCGGCTCCGCGATACTACGGGAAAAAGGCGTCAGACCCAGCTACCTGTGTCGAGGGAAGTTGGTACTACAACACGACATCGCACGCGTTTAAATATTGCTCTGCGACAAATACGTGGAGTGCGCTTGGCGGTGGTGGGATCACCAATGGAGCAGGGGCAAACATTATTCCCAAATCCGACGGCACCAACTTAGTCGCATCGAGTTTTGAAAATGCCTCATCTGGCGTTTTTCGGGTAAGCGCCTCACCGGACATCCAGTTCGGCGACGTTTTAGGCGATGGCACTACAACGATCGGTTTCAACAGCGGCAAGACCATAAAGTTCCGAGACAATAGCGGGAACCTAGACACCGTTTTTAGTCCAGGGGGTTGGTTGATAGTAACTCCGAATAAGCGGCTAACGACCAGCCCGACGAATGCGACCACCACAATGTCCAATCTCACGGACCTCTCCATCGCGGCCGTGGCGGGACAGAAGATATGCATCCTCTACCATGTTATCGCTAATGATTCGACCGCGGCCGACGGCCTCAAATTCGATTTTGGCGGGGGGTCGGCCACATTTACATCAATCGAGTTTGCATTCGTTACAGCGCCGCCTGGCGTAACGCTCGGAACTGTTCAATCGACCACATCGACCACTGCGATTACTGCGACGACAGCGACTACGACCGATGTGGTCTATCAGATATATGTTACGGCAGTTATCAATGCGGCGGGCACGTTCGTTCCAAGGTTCGCGCAGGTAGCGCACTCGACCGGAACAGCAACAGCAAAGACTGGCAGTGATGGAATTCCAACACAGCCGTCGAACTAAAGTTTTTCCCCGATGTACCTATATCGGTTGCCTGATCTTTGAATACCTGAGACTCGGGAAACGGCTTGTGAGGCCTTGCGTAGTGCGTAAAGGGATAGCGGTTTGAGGCCTTTCGCTTCGGACAGCGAATAAGGCGCTGGAAAACAGATCTCTTCGACCTCGAAGAGTACTTGCTTCAGGCCCATTCGCTTAAACAGCGACTTTTGTCCTTTCGTGGTCGCGAGCGTGACGTGGTAGGGGACGCCATCCACCGGACCGCCACCGCGAACCTTGCGCGACAGCTTTATCGCCGTCGCAAAGAGGTTTGAATTGGCCTCGAGCGGATTGGAAGCAATCAAGACGCCGCCTGGTTTAAGGCGAGACAGTATAGCGGGGAGCTGCGTGTTGATGTCGGTAAGATGTTCAATTACGTCGCCCAAGTGCAGATAGTCGGCCGGCTCGGTCGACTCGTCAGGCGAAAGGAACTGAAAGGGATATCTGCCTTGAAGTCGTTTGATAGTGTCCGGGTTGAACTCAATGCCGATGGGCCGGTAGCCATGTTCAGAGACCAGCGCCAGCAAGTCGCCGGCGCCGCAACCGTAATCGAGGAAGGTATGACCGCCGTTGAGTTTGGGAATGATCCAGTTGAATCGCTCGGGACTGGAGCCATCCTCGAAATATGAAGTGCCGTACATGGCGAGCAATGTCTCAGTGTCCGGCATTGGCGAGCAGACGAGAGACCGACAATCAGAACATTCAAGGTATTCGAATATTTGAGAGTTAAAGCGAATAGACAGCCAAGATTTCTCAAATGAGTGTGAGAGGCAAAAGGGACAGATCATAGGAAGAATTAATTATAAATCGTGAAACGAATTCTAACAATACTATTCTTTTTAGCCAGCCTTGTCGCTTCCTCGTTCGCGACGGTTGTCACCGTTTCCTCCTATGATGTCAGCACGACGTGGACCTTTGGCGGCAGCACGGCCCAAATGCGGATCTATGCGACGAAGACCTTTGTCACCAGCACCAGCACGACTGTCGTCGGAGGCACGACATCGGGCTTTTATAAGACGATCACCTGTACTATCGCAAGTACGACGGTAACCTGTCCGTCATTCACGATCGACTCAACAACCGACTCGTCGGTTCCAACCGTAAAGTACGTCGCCGACCTCTATAGCAATGTAGGTGGCGAGTTAAAGTTGCGGGCGCGTTTCCTTGAGCCATTTTCTGTGCCAACGAGTTTTGGAACTACCGTGACATGGGTACAGCTCAGAGCGTACAACACCGCGCCCTCGCCGATCCTTCCAAATAGTTACTACACCACGGACCAAGTCAATGCCCTGATCGTCTCCGGCGGTGGCGGAAGCGTCACAAGTCTCGCCAATACTTACAACAATTCGCTCAGCTCTGCAATCGCGGCTATAGGGGCGACACCGACGACCCTGCTCGTAGATGCAGACTCGACCGTCTCGACCGGCCTGACCATTCCATCAACGCTCAAAATCGCGTCCTCGAACAATGCGAAAATTAGCTTCACTGGAGCTGGGTCAATAGTCTTCGCTGACCAGGGATCCACCGATCTCACGGCAAACAAACCGATGTTCAGCATAACGTCCGCCCCTGCCCGCGTGCAGTGGGCGCAGTGGATGGTCAACACGACGACCGATGTGGTCTGTTGTGGGGGAAGTCCACATGGCTATACCAACGGCCAGCGAATATTTCTGACGTTGGAACCGGGGGATACAACCGTTCCAGGAGGGTTGACCGTCGGTCAGGCATATTACGCGATCGTGGTCGACTCGACGACGCTGAAGCTCGCGACTTCGTATGCCAACGCATTAGCCGGAATAGCCGTCGATATTACCTCGGCCCCGTCCTCGATGGTCGCGTATTTCGCCCCGGCCCCGATCGGATGGACCGGAAGTTCGACAAGCCCAACTCAAATATCGACCGAGATAATCGATACTGGCAACGACTCTCTAACGGATCGTCTTTGGTACCTAGACGAAGCATTCGGCGGCCGTCCGGTGACATTCATTGCTTATCCGAGAACCATAAACGGATGGGTTCGGCTGCAAGACCGTCATTCGATCTACTTCACGTCGGGCGATTATCTGCACACGTTCGCTCAGATCACCGGCGTCGCGTATCCGATCACAATGGGGTCGTATTCGAGATTTTGGAGCGATGGCAGCGCCAAGGTCTATACCAGTACCGCGACCGAGAATAATTGCGATGTTGTTACCACCAAGCTGAACAGCTCGCACGTCGATATCGACCACGTCTATTTTGCGAACGGAGGCGGCGTCGACCTAGGAGGCAATCAGACAGTCGCCTCCCTTTTCGAATGCTCGCACTGTAGTATTCGCTATAACACGTTTGATTCAACGTTTGCCTATGCGGCGGGGATTGTCGGCAACCGGCAAAACTTCACCGATCCATATCCCCAGGACAGTTCGATCGACCACAACACTGCCCTCGGTTATGGAACGCAGGTCTTCTATATCATCTCGGGTAAATTCTGCAAGATCAACAACAATACGATCTGGCTCGATGCTGTCACTGGTGGTGGCCAGTGGGCCGGGATCGATGTTGAACCTAATACGGAATTTGACGTCCTCTCGGACATTGAGGTCGCGTATAACGAGCTTCACCTGATCAACCAGAACATCGTCAATCGCGGAATAGAGATCCAGTCCACAAATATTCCCGGCGGGATGCGCCGAGCCCGGGTACATCACAATAAGATCACGGGCGACGTTGAGGGCGAGTCCCTGCCGAGCCAGACGACAGTTGGGATCGAACTTGACGGCGGTACGGACATCGACGTTACGGACAACGAATGCGCCGGAAATATGTTCGGCTGCATTGCTGTCGAATACGCCCGGAACATTAACATCCTTCGTAACCACTCTCATCCTGTGACAAGTGGAGCGGCCTACCTTCAAACCTACTACTCGGCAGGCGTCAGAGCGTCAGACAACACGTTCGATGAAGTGTCCACGCTGAGCACCCACGCCGGAGCGGCAGTCGAAAATGCCGAGTGGCAGATACCGTTCGTTTCGACAGACGGCAACACGCTCGACTGTCATTACACCAGCGAGTGCAGGGCCTACGATTACTATGTCGGGCTCCGGATCTGGTTTAACGAGAGTTACCACACGATCACGGCGGTCACTGATTCAACGACCGACGCCGTCTTTGCTCACATCACGGTCTCACCTGGCTTCGGCCATGCGTACTCGGTCACCAACTATACGGTAAATGCAGCGACCGACACGGTTACTGCGGCGGCAAACCACAATCTGGCTTCAGGCGATGCCATCTTGACCTTCTGCCCGACAAGCTGTCCGGGTGGGATCGGCAATGGCAATCACTTCTACGTCAATGTCACCGGAGCCACGACCTTTAAACTGACCAATACTCATGCAGACGCTCTGGCAGGCACGAATATCGTTGACCTCACTTCTGCTGGCAGCGGCATACTCAATTATCAGCCCTTTTTTGAGACACGGTTCACTGACGTTCTTTACTCGAATAATTATTTCAGCAAAGGCGAGGATATTGCCGGAGGTGGCTATCAGCTCTTAACGACCGGGACGTCGCAGATCGTTTCGACTTCGACAGACAGAAAGATCACGAGCGTCGCGGATGCCGACTACTCAGCCGTACAGAACACGGGGATCATCGTATACACATCGCTGACCACAGGCCGGACAGTCACGCTTCCTGATCCCGCATCAATACGCGGCAAAGAATTCATTGTTAAAGATGGAACTTGCTCGGCTGGTTCGCACGCTATCTCCGTCGCGACCGCAGCAGGAAATATAGACGGAGCAAGCACATTTTCGCTTGAGACCGATTGCGGAATGGCGCGTTTCAAAAGCGATGGAACGAACTATCTGACGGTACCGTAGAAATGGAACGCAACAAGAAAGTCATAGATCTCAGTCATCACAACACGGTCGCGTCAGACCTCGCGGCGGCGAAGGCGGATGGCGTGCTCGGGGTCATTCACAAAATGAGCGACGGCTCGGGAATGGTCGATCCAAAAGTGAAGGCTCGGTATTCATTGGCAAAAGATGCGGGTTTGCTCTGGGGTATCTATGAGTTTCTACGCCCTGGCGATGTAAATAAGCAGGCTGCGTTCTTTATGGCAAAGGCATTGGAAGCGGGCGTTCTCGATGACGACACGCTGATAGCCTGCGACTTCGAAAGGGCAATTCCGCTCATCGATGTTTTGCACTTTTTGCAGACGGTCGAGAGGGGTACAAGCCGATCACCTGTTTTGTACTCAGGAAATTACTTAAAGGACGAGGGCGGAGCTCCGGCATGTCCGCCGCTTGTTCGATACAGACTGTGGATGCCGCAGTACGGGCCAACAGCCGTTCTCCCAAAGGGGTACGACTCCTATTGGCTTTGGCAGTGGACAGATAAAGGTAAAGTGTCCGGTATCGGCGGTAACGTCGATCTGAATCATTTCGACGGCACAGATGACGAGCTTTCCGCTCAATGGAGTGGCAAGGAGTGAGGTTGCAGGAATGTTTTTCTCACGCAAATACAAAGACCAGCTAGACAGGGTCGAACAGGCGACTTATCGGCTGGCAAAGTATGTTGTCCGCGTTCACCAGATCGTCGGACATTTGGAGTTTCAGTTAGTACAAATACAAGGAGACATAAGGAAAATCATGGCAGATCAACAGGCATTAGAAGCATTGGTACAGTCCGAGAACGCAGACCTTGCGGCCATCGGGCAGGACTTGACGGACATCTCGAGCGCGGTTTCAACGGTTTCGGCTGAGGTCGCAGCGATCATTGCACAGGCACCGGCCGGGGTTGACCTGACGAGCCTACAGGCGGCACAGGCCGACTTGGACGCAAAGGCATCGGCGTTAGGTTCGGTCGCGGCGTCCATTTCGGGCATCGTTCCGGCGACACCGACACCGTCACCAGCACCGACCGAAGGCTAAACGGTCTTTTACGAGACCGGGCCTTTCGGGAAGAACGGAGACGACGAGCGTCTCGGGCCAGGAAATAGTACCCGCCCACGACCCGAAATAAGGCGCTCACTAATCAGCGGTGGTTGTGTAACGGCTACTGGAATCCGCGAACCGAAAAGGCCCGGCCCTTACACAGGGCAAACTGAGATAAAAGCAGATGGCAACACCGGATGAGGAAAGACAAGCACGAGTTTTAGGCGGCCTATTTGCGCTGCTCGTGCTTGTGTTCCTCACGGCGTTTATAGCACTCGGTTATAGGGCATTGTGCAGCGACGAGCCGGCCCACTCTCCGAGCGAATGGGATAGGAGATAAATATGAAGTGGGATGTAACGAAACAAGTTCTGGCGGCGCTAGTCCGTTATTTGCTGTTTGCGTTTGGTTCGTGGCTTGTAAAGAAGGGCATCATCGACCAGCAGATGGCCGATGCGTGGCTGACCGAGGCTTCGGCTATCGTCGCCGGTACCGCGCTACTCGCGATCCCGCTTCTCTGGAAAGTCCTAAACGCAAGGTTTCATTTTCTGGCCTTGATCAAGGCTGTTCAAACCGATCCGCCTGCGGATTCGCCGCAGGAGATCAAGTCGGCAATCCAGGACGTTAAGGCCCAAGTCAAGGCCGACGCTCCGATGACAACGAGTTTATAGGGAGGGTTTATGGGCAAAGTATTGTTTTGGGTCGATCTTTTTCTGATATTCGTCGCCGTGGTTGGCGGCGCATTCTGGCCGGATCGTCCTTACTGGCGGAGCGGTGTAGGGCTGCTTGTTTTTATAGCGCTTGTGCTGCTTGGCCTTAAGGTTTTCGGTTTCGATGTCTAATGATGTCCGGCCACTGCGAACACGAGTTTCACCAGTTGGCCGGATGCAATCTCGCACAGTGTGAGTGCGGGAAAACGATCTATAGGAGAGTGTATGAAGAAGCTTTTAACAAGCCTGCTACTTATCGCCTCAATAACATTCGGGATGACCGGATGCAACAAGACAAAGACGTTGGCGACCATCCGGCAGGCGGATGAACTATCAGCCAAGATGCTGATATACGCCCGGAACATCGCTAAAGCGAATAACGACAGCTTTGTGGCCGGTAATATTTCCAGCACGGTACATCTGACGACCAATCAAGCCGTCGACACGTTCTTAAAAGGTATCGATGCCTACAACCAGGCCGTGGCCGCTGCGAAACAGGCGATCGCAAACGGCGCGGATCCGCCGAGTCGGCTGCAAATTCTTGAGGATGTTTTCTCGTCGCAGGTCGTAGGTGCCGGACTTGCCCTTGCGCGGCTCGCGGTAAATGTGCCGCCGGCACTTGCGGAAAAGATAGGCGGATGGGCCGAGGCTATACAGCTTGCTCTGGTCGCCTTTGAAGGCCTGTTCGCTCAGCTAAAAACGGAGGTGGTAAACGCAAATGGCTGATCCTGTGACTGGATGGATAAACCATATTCGACTACTCATTGACGCGATTGTGTCGGGGAAAGTAGAGGCCCGCACGATCCAAGGCATGACTGACGACCAGCTCGACGCTTATGTGACGCGCCTGCGTCAGGAAGCCGGTGATGAAGTCGCTCGCGGTTATGACTTAGAGGATCGCAATCCGGATGGATCGCCAAAGATGTAACAAGGAGGGTTCAAATGACGGCGTTGCTGAGAAAGCTTCGAATGCGATGGATCGCCGACAATGTGATGACCATCTTTCTGTTTATTGCTGTCGGATGCGTCGTCTTGACAGTTGCCAACTCGGCACTGATGAGGCGCGATCTCGCTATCTTTTCCGCGCAGATGGACGCGAAAAACGAGCAGACGAATGCGCGGTTTGCCGAGACGAATAAGCGGCTCGATGAATACGATGCCGACCACGTTACGACTTTGAACATCGTGAATACGTTAAAGGATATGAGCGGAAATATGAAGACGATGATGGACCGGCCGCCGCAGATAACGTCTATCGCAGTCACGCCGCCCGCTCGTCGGCTGGCCGTTAAAAAAAAAGGAAAGATGCGCCAATGTACGCAGAACGCTTTGCGTATTAAAAACTTTGGCAGCAGCTATCTTGTTTTCACCGATATTGTTCCGGCCCCCTGCAAAAAGTAAAAGGAGCCCAATGGCAAATGTCAGAAACCCACAATATTCCCTCTCACGGCTGGGCGAAAGAAGTCCGTGGCGGTGTCGTCACGGTCGTTGTCGCTGTTTTGCTTGCTCTGGCCGCAGGCTGGTGGAGTACGCAGATCGCCCTTAACGATATTCGGTATCGACAGGAGACGAATGAAAAGAATGAGCAAAGAGACGCGGACAACATCTTGCAGTTATCGATGGCAAGCCAGGCGACCGCGATCCATACGGCGGAGATGACCAAAGATCTTCAGTTCTTTGGTGAGCAGCTAAAAGAGATCAGATCGGAGCAGGAAGATATAAAGAGGACGCTTAGAAGGTAATAGATGAGCCAGATCACCATAGCATCTCAGGACATCGCCGACTATTACGGAACCGATACTCCGGCGACGGCGAGGCTTGTTGCCAATCAGGAATTCCTGACGAGCGAGGGCATTATCATCTCACCCGGTGCCGGACTTTGGCAGGAATTCGCTGTCTCGGTCGTTTCCAACAAAATTAGGATCGCGTCCGGTTCTGCCTATTCCACAACGGACTCCGACACTCCGTGGGCGACCTACACGCTGTCGATATACTCGGACAAAGGAAAGCTGTTGCTATCGCTTCCGGTCGCGATACGCATACCCAACACTCCGTCATCGACAACGTGGGCCGCGATTCTTGCATACTCGCAGGCCATACAGCAGCCATTCAGGTCGGCATACTACACGACAGATCAGATAAATATTTTACTGGCCGCTCTCATATCGGATACGGCATTCGATTCGTCGTGGGATGGCGTAACGGCCGTCGCTCCATCGAAAAACGCGGTCTATGATGCGATCACCTCGCTTTGGTCAGTCGTAAACAAATCCGGAGATGAGAGCAAGGTGTCTAATGTAGTTCTCGGAAACGACAGCGAGCTTCAGTTCCCGATCAACTCTCCGGGAACAAATTATGTCTTTGAGCTTGGGGTTTGGTACTCCACACCCGGCGCCGCGGATTTTCAATTCACGCTGACATTTCCGAGCGCCAACATCTTCTATCGCGGGGAAAAGGTCGCGCCGGACGGGACTGTGACGCAGCTCACAGGAAATGGTCCCTCAACCTTCCCGACCACGACTATTGTGGCGGCAGCAGACGGCGGCGGAATGATCTTCATTCGCGGGCTGCTCCAGAACGTCTCGGCCGGCAACGTTCATTTTCAATGGGCGCAGAACACGTCAGACCCGTCGCAGACCACCGTACTCGGTGGGAGCTACTTCAAATTCAGGTCTATGTAGATTTATGAAAAACATTTTGCTTGCCATCGCCATTTTGCTCTGTGCATTTTCGTCATCGCTGGCCTGTGGCGTGTTCGGGAACATCTACGGCACAGCCGCGACCCCTACGAGTACCGGTTATCAGGCCATTGACCAGGCCCAGGTGTCGTTATCGGTCGATGGGCTTATCACGCGCAGCGTGCCGACAAATGCATTCGGCTTTTACGCTTTTTGGGGTGTTCCCGCTTGCGATAATTACTACGCAGTCAGCATCGAGAAAAAGCGATTCGCTTTTATAGCACCTGTTCAGTTTGTTGCCCTTCCGATCGCGGACAGCGACAACAATGTCGAGGTCGATTTTATTTCAAACTAGGAGTTTCTTATGTACCGGAACAAGAAGAAAGGGACGCTGTTCGGCAAGCCGAGGGATGAGGTGATCAAACACCCTGGAGCATTTTCAGCAAAGGCGGACGCGGCGGGAATGAGCACAGGCCAGTTCGCTCAGCACGTACTAGAGCCCGGAAGCGATGCGTCGCCCGAAACACGAAAGCAGGCCGCGCTTGCAAAGGCATTCGCCACGATGCGGCGCGAGAGATAAATGTACCGAACCCGGCTCAAAAGAAAGTTCTTTACGTCACCCGCAATTGGCAACCGGCCATCACCGGAGTTTTTGGCCGAGCATCCGGGAATGCCGTCGACCGCGCGTCCATCGGTGCAGGGATTGATGGCAGCAGAGTCAAAGCTTGAAGAAAAGCCTCAGAAGACCGCGAAAGAATTTCAGCTTGAGAATATGATCTCTCAAATGACCGGCAAGCCGTATATAGGAAGGAGATGAAAATATAATGATCGATCTGATATCAGTACTCAAAAATCTTTACCCTAACGGCAATGCGCAGGGAACGCCGCCCGACCACGGAGCGCCCGCTGTTTTTAGTGATCCGTCCGAAAGAGGCAGTAAAGGGAACGCCGATACCGGCGCGATGGGGCCTGTTGCCGACCCAATGCATAAAGAGTCCGGAGCTGATACAAGCGCGAGTCCATTGGCTGGAATACTCGGCGCGGTCGCTCAGTTGTCCGGCGGCCTCAGAAAGCCCGACGAGCCGATGGATCCATTAGCGTCGACATCGGGCATCTACCCCAAACAGCAAGTGCCGTATCAGCCGACGCAGTATCAGCAACTTCCGTTAAAGAGGATGTACTAAAGAGATGCCACTCGATCCTGATTATCTAAGAAGACAGCTAGGTTTGCCGCCGCTTGCGCCGGACGTGTCGGCGTCTAACCCTGAAATGATGGGCAAAAGCTCGCCTGATTTCGGCGCGTCAAACTTTGGCAGTTACTACGACCCGCAGAATAACAGCCAGCCGCAGGCCGCTCCGACCTATCCAGCGAGCCAACCGGATAGCAGTGCTGCACCGACCGTCCAGCCTGCGAATCCATACGCTTCACCATACGATCAGCGCATCGGTGATCTTGAGAAGCAATATGCCGATGTAGCCACTACTCCGGCACAGAAGCAGAATCCGTGGCTGCAAGGCGCGTTTCTCGCCCTTGAAGGCATCAGGAACTTTGCTACGCCTCAGAACGCACAGCCTATTCAATGGCTCGGTGAGGCGAAGAGGCAATATAAGCTCGGCCAGGTCGGCTCGCAATTGGAGCCGCTGTACGGCATCCGGAACCAAGAGGAGAAAACCGCACTCGGACGGGTTCAACGCGAGAACATTATTCAGGACAATAAGCGACAGCAACAACAGATCGACGACCTTAAGCAATATCGTCAAGACACGATCGATGAGCGGCGCGCGCTGAGACAGTCGACGGATGCGAATGCAAAAATGAAAACGGTCGCGTCGATGCTCTCGAAGATACCCGAATACGACCCGTCCGACCCCCGTTTTAATGACATCACCAAGGCCCTCGGAGATGTTGGCCTTCCGCTCGCTCCGAAAGATGTTCGGAAAAAGGTTCAGCTTATCCAGGACGCGGACACCGGAGCGTGGACTATGACCCTGACCGACCCCATTTCTGGGCGGCAGGAGGTTCGGCCGGTTAACAATAAAGACGGTTCACAGCTTGTTACGACTTCGACGGCGAAGGTTTCTGCCAATGCTGCGGCCGGACGACAGACCGCTCAGTTCGCCCAGGACGATAAGAAGCAACAGGTCGCCGCCCAATTGCAGCAGGCACTTAAAGATCACGACGCCGATCTTGCCGAACAGAAAGCCACGAGCGATCAGAAACGCAAAATGGAAATTCAGGACCGCATCGACCAAAGAGCGAAGATGATCAAGCAACTTCAGGGCGATCTCTCGAACCTACTCGGTGGCGATAATCAGCAATAAATGGACCTCGGACCCGGCGACAATCCAACCATTGACTATGACGCCTTGTTAAGCAGGGCGTCCAGCATTACCGGAACGCCTGTCAAAAAGACACAGCGGCCCGATACCCGCGTGCAATCCATCCTCGAGCGCATGCGCGGTGGTGAATCAGGTCAGGAGTCGAGCGGAAATACAAAAGCCGTCAATCCGGATTCAGGAGCACTTGGCCAGTTTCAGGTGATGCCATCGAATGTGCCTCAGTGGACGAGAATTCATTATGGCCAGACATTGACGCCGGATCAGTTCAAGAATAATCCACAGGCGCAGCAAGCAGTGTTCAACGGTCAGATGGGCGGCTACATTAGGAAGGCACTTCCACTCGCAGGCGGTGATGAGGACAAAGCGATCAGGATGGCCGCAGCGGCTTGGTACGGGCCGGGTGAGAGAGCGTTCAAGCTATACGATGATCCAAAGCCTCAGTTCTACAACGGCAAGGAATATCCGTCCTTTCGTGAGTACACAACAAAGGTTTTGGGCAAGTCTAAGGCCGGGCAGTCGTTCGACTATGCCGACCTCTTAAAACGCGCGGATGCGATCACGGGCGGTCCTCAGGAACAACCGAAAATCGACTATCAAGCGCTGATTGATCGAGCAAATCAGATCACGGGACCGCCATCCTCGAAGCCAAGTCCGACATTCGCCGCGCCGATGCTGCCGACACCGACAGATCAGCCGGTCGTCAATACTCCATCTCTGGCAGGAAATACGCCGCCGGTCGAATCGCTGATGCCGACTGAGGCTCAGCCCGTCGCTCTTTCGCAGCCAACGCCCTACGCTCCGTCGTCAGATAATCTGATCACGCAGCCGGCAACAAACCAAGTCGCGGCGCCGACCTATTCCGATCAGCAATTCACGGATTGGGCGAATAGGAAAGGTGTTCCAAAAACTGCGATGTCACGAGCCGCGTTCGAGGCCGATCTAAAGGCAAGCGCCGCGCAGCCGCAAGTTCAAACGCTTGGCGGGTTATCGCCGGTGCAAAATCAGCCGACCCCGCCGACAGTAGCTAACCAGCGGGGTTCGCAAGGCTTACCAGCCGCAGTTAATGCGGCGCCTCAGCAAAAATCCACAGGCTTATCCACAAGTGTAGGACAGCCGACACAGCCTCAGTACACGGAAAAGGACTTCACGGCCTGGTCGAAAGCTCTCGGTGTTCCGAAGACGCCGATGATGCGGAAACAGTTCGAGGAAGATCTGGCGTCCGGCTCCGACTTTGGCAAAGTCGAGGTCGGCGCGAATCCGTCAGACTTTGCCGTCAACGGCCGTTCAGTCACGTCCGATGCCTTTGCTCCCGCGAGTCAGACCGAAGATGGCGGCTATTTCGCTCCTGCAAAAGTATCCGGAAACCGCCTGCCTGATCTGACGCATATCGCTGGCTACTATCAGCCGCCGAAGGGAATGTCGGAGGAAGATGCATTTAGAAATGCTCTCACAAATGCCGGCGCGTCCGTAGAGGGTGCGAATGATGTTATTCAGAAGATCAGAGCATCGGGCAAGCCGCTATTTGAAAACGGCTACACGGGTGGCCAGATCGATGTCTCGTATCAAAATCTTAAGGATGCCGGTGTCGGCGGTCTTGAGCGAAAGAGTCCTGAACAACTTTCCGAAGAACTAAAGCAGCGAGTTATTGCTTCGCCGACCGAGGACGAATACAGGCAGCGCGCCCTCGACGAATTAAGCGGCGGTATTGACAAGGCTGATCGTCAAATTCGCGGCGCACTCGAAACCCAAGGACAATACAAGCCGCCCACTGAGGACGAGATCCAGTACAAGATCAACGAACTTAAAGCCAACGAACCGACGCAGGAGCAAAAAGAGAACGCCTATAACATCGCTCAGCGCATCGGGGCGGGTGAGGCGGGTCTCTATGCCGGAACGGGCGGTTTGGTACACCAAGTCGCGGGAGTGATGCGAGTGTTCGGGCTAAATGCCCCATTAACTCGTTTTGGCTCGGAGATGGAACTGACGCGGGGGTACCGCAACCAAGGGCAGGGACCGCAAGGTGTGGGGGAGAATGTTGCCGATTTTGTTGGAGCTTCCGTCCCACAATTAGCCGAGCTAACGTTGCTGCCCGGAGGACCCATCGCTAAGTTCGGCGCTATCGGCGGATTGCAAAAAGCAGGCGAGGGCGGCTCGGCAAAAGAGGTCATCGGTTCGACTTTGACCGGAGCGGCAACCGGTACGGTTTTTCACGGCGCGGAGCAATTCGAGAATCCGCTTGCAAAACTCGGCACGGTCTTTGGCGGCTCCGCTGTAGTTAATGCAGCATCCAGCCAGTCGATCGACGAGAACCTAAAGAACGATATCGTCAACACGCTCTTCGAGGCCGGAGGCATTGTCGGCCCCAAGCTTAAAGGCCAATTTGTTCAATTCTGGAAAGGTGGCGAACCGCTGACCGTCGGGATCACGCCAAAGGGCGACGTCATCCTTCCGAGAGCAAATGTCGAGACGGATAACAAGGTTGTTCTCGACCCCGAGAATCCGGTGTATAAAATGGCCCCGCAGGGCATCCGGGCAAATGACACCGGCTTTAAGCCCCTGCGTCACGATGTCGACGTACCGACCACAGAGGCCGAGCCTGAGAAAACACAATTCACATCGTCAGTAGATGAGATCCGTCAAAAAAATGCGCGGACGACAAAAGAGGTACAGGCACTGTTTCCAAAGGCCGAACTTTCGCGTGAACAGGCCGCAGAGCTTCGCCGACAGGCTTGGGGCGATGAGGATGTTTCAAAACAGAATGCGATACAACAACCGTCCGCACAGCAAATTCCGAGCGAGAATGTACCAACTGCAAAAGCTCAAGCATCTTCGGAGCCGGTAACCGAAACAACGCAAAACGGCACTTCGACCGCGCAACCAAATGCGGCGGCTCCTGAAACTCGTACCGTCACGCATCCGAATCCCGCTATCGACGGAAAGCCAATCGTTGCTGAGACGGGCGATGGCAAGGTGGTCGTTCCCAATCCAGAAAATAAATCCGGCGTCAGTGTGGTCACTAACCGAGCAACGGAGAAACCGGAGCCCAACCTTTCCTTTAACAACGGACGCGCGTATCTCGATGGGGCCGATATCGGCACGCTCGATTATGCGAAAAAAGGAGATAAGCTTGAGGTTAACAAAATCTACTTAAGTCCTGAGAAGCAAAAACAAGGGCTGGGACGGCAAGTTTTACAAAAACTGTTTAGTGACAATCCTGATGTACAGACGATCGAAGCTTATCCGCTAGCAAGCAGTGAGCCGTGGTGGTACCGGTTGGCCGACAATGTCCGTGGCGATGGCACCGTTGAGGTCACTCGCGAGTCGCTTTCAAAAGGGATGGAAAACCATTTCTCGCAACAGGAAAAGGGTTTTGAGATCACCGGCCAGACGGGGCCGCAGGCAACTTCTGCGATTGGCCGATTGGCTGAGCAGCGAGATACGGCACGGCGACAGGCGGACACGAACGCTGTCTCAGGGTTGCCGAACAACCACGCTTTCGAAAAAGCCCGGCCGCGACTTGAAGCCGATCCGAACACCGAGATAACGACGGTCGACCTGAATAATTTCAAAGCGATCAATGATAGTAATTCTCATCTCGTTGGGGATAGTGCTTTGAAGGACGCTGGCGGCGACCTACTAGCGGCGGCTAAAAACATCTCGCCGCAAGCCCAAGTATTTCATCCTCACGGTGACGAGTACATTATCGCGAGCCCGAAAGGCACGGGCGCAGACATCGTAAAAAACGCTGATGATGTTTTCAGTCAGAGGAAATATGGCGACGTGTCCGGCTCGCTCGCGGGGTCATCGGGTAATACCTACGCCGAAGCCGAGAAAGGATTGCCAGATGCGAAAGCGGCGCGTAAAGCGCTACAATCCGCCAATGCACAAGAAAACACTGTCGGAGCTGGCACTGGAAATAATCAGAGAGAACCTGCCTCATCTGGACAAGAATCACCTGTCGGAACTGAAGCGGGAAGTGGACGAACGGAACCTCAAAGCCAGCCTGCCGGTTCCCGACCGACCGAACGACAGCCCAGCGCGAGCGTCAAATCCGAACCCATCAAACCAACCGAAAAGGTCTTCACCGAACGGGGAACCTCCGCTGAAATAGAAACTCGCGCTATACCGCGAGACAAAATACTCACATCTCTGGATGAAGGATATCCGGCCGAGCTACAGCCTCGCGACCGAAGCCGCGTTGCATCGAAAGATCAGATAAATGAGATCTCCGGAAATCTCAATCCCGAACTTCTAGGTGACAGTCCGAAAGCATCTGACGGCCGTCCGCTTGTTGTGCCTGTCGAACACAACGGCGAGACAAAGTACGCTGTTGTCAGTGGCAACGGCCGAACCGAGGCGATCAGAAGCGCAAGCGGTGACGCGGCCAAGTCATACGATGAATTTGTCCAAAGCAAGGGCGGCAAGGCTGGCGACATCTACGCTGGTGTTCTTGACCCGTCGAAGATCAATGACCTGCCGGAATTTGCCCGCGAAGCAAACGAGTCGTCGACGGCAAAAATGTCGGCTACTGAGCAAGCTCGAGCTGACGCTAAAGATTTAGACCTTTCCAATTTCACGCCAAGCGATGATGGTTCGATCCATACAGGAGCAAACCGCGAGTTTATTCGAAACTTTGTCGGCAAGCTTCCTGCATCAGAACGTGGCGGGATGATGCTGCCTGATGGAACTCTTTCTCAGGAAGGGATAAATCGAGTTCGCAACGCCGTCTTTGCCAATGCCTATGGAGACTCGGAGACCGGTCTCGCTGTTATACAGCGTATGGCTGAATCGACGGACAACAATGTAAAACGGATCACGAACGCCCTGCTTCAGAACGCGCCCGGTTTTGCCGACTTAAAAGCAGGCATTGATTCCGGCTCGCGACACCCGCATCTTGATATCACGGGCGACATTACAAAGGCAGTCGAGAAATTCTCGTTTCTACGCGAGAACGGCGATTCTGTCGACGAATATCTAAAGCAGCGGAATATGTTTGGCGAGGACCTTGATCCTTTCCAAAAGCGTATTTTACAGGCGCTCGACAAGACCAAGAATTCAGCAAAAGCACTCTCCGGCATCCTGAATAATTACATCCGTATCGCGAATGAGATCGGCGACCCAAAACAGATGTCGATGTTCGCAGATACCAAGCCAAAAGATAGTTCTACACTTTTCAAGGAAGCCGTATTAGAATACGAGGGCGGACATGAACTCGAACCAGCCACAAAACAAGTCGATCTATTCAACGCCGATCAAGGGCGAGCAGTTCAACGAGAAGCTGGCGCGCCACGCGCGGAAAGCGTTCCGGAAACTGCTCAGACAGGACCGCCTCAAGAAACTCGGACAAGGGCCGAAACTCCAACCTCAGAAGCCGAACCTGAACTAAAGCCAGGCGACACGGTTCAAAAAGGCGGCATTCTAGGCAAGGTCTACGAACGCGGCGGACAGTTGCGCGTTAAGTTTGAGCGCGATGGTCAGGCGAAAAGTCAGCCGCTTTCCGATGAGTGGAAGAAAGCCTCGAATCCAGAAGCCGGCTCTGCATCCGTCGATCTTCTTACTTTAGGACTTGGCAAGACGGCCAAAGAGGATGTAATCCCCGGTGTAAAGGAAGCAGCCAAAGTACTTGCTGACTCCGTTGATGACGTGCGCGGCGCTGTATTCGCGAGTGGTCGCGGGGAACCGGCTAAACTCACATCGGGCGAGCTTAGAAAGAATCTGGCGGAAATGGCGAGATCATACGATATCGCCCAACATGCGCTCAAAGGCGCGAGGAATTATTTCTCCAAAAATCCTATCGAGGATAATTACGACTTCATTTCCCGAATGGAAAGTGGTGATATCGACAGTCTACCGCCTGCCGAACAGCCGTTTGCGAAAAACTTAAGAAGACTGCTGGATGAGAGCCGTGATCGCGTCCGCTTGCTCGGGACCGGCAAGCTGGAAAACTTTATTGAAAACTACTTCCCGCACGTTTGGAAAGACCCAAACAAGGCGACCGATGTTTTCAAGAATCTGATTATGGGCCGGCGACCGTTCGAAGGCTCGAAGTCGTTCCTTAAAAAGCGAACCATTGCGACGTTCGAAGACGGTATTAAGGCTGGTCTCGAACCGATGAGCGACAATCCGGTCGATATGGCCCTGTTGAAGATCCGCGAGATGGATCGCTATGTCGCGGCGCACAAAACACTCCAATATCTGAAAGAGAATGGGCTTGCCGAATTTACTCCGATAGGCGAATTGCCAAAACCCGGATTTGCAAAGATCGACGACCGCATAGGCGATGTCTATTTACCGCCAACGATGGTCAAACCGGAATATGTCGACACCCAGCTATATGAAGGGATGCAGAAGCTGGCGAAGGATCTTGGGATCAAGCACGAGCGCCTTTCAAGTGCCGGACCGGGCCGAATTGGATACAGCGAGCAGGGCCGCAACCGCGTCGTCACGCAATACGCAACCGGCGAACGCGTTCTGGCCCACGAGATCGGACATCAACTTGATCATAAATACGGCCTCGCTGATCGGTTTCTCAAGAATCCGGACAAAGCGATACGCGGAAAACTCAAGCAAGAACTTCGCGACCTGGCCGACAGCAAGCAGGCCACATTGGATAATCCGGAAGGCCGGAAAACGTCTTACACGCGAAAACGCGCCGAGCAGATGGCCCACATTCTTGAGGGCTATGTAAATGACCGCGCGGCGTTCGAAAAGAAATATCCGACCGTCAGTAAGGTTTTTAATCAAGTCATCGACGAGAATCCGGAGTTAAAACCTATTAGAGAATTGCAACGCTCACTCGGCAAAACAGAGCTGCAAACTGAATTTTCTCGCGGCGGGATAACGAAGATCGGGCAATACTACGCCGCCGAGCCAGCAGCCAAGATCATCAACAACCATCTATCACCGGGATTGCAGGGAAATTCTGCTTTTCGAGCGTGGCGATACGCAGGAAACCTGATGAACCAGTTTCAGCTCGGGTTCTCGGCGTTCCACGCGATGTTTACGACAATAGATGCCGTGACGTCAAAGGCGGCTCTTGCTATAGAACAACTCGGTGCTGGGCGAACTGTAGAAGCAGCAAAATCCGCCGCTGAAGTCCCTGTATCTTGGCTGACAAACCTAATCCGCGGCGACAAGGTTTACAAAGAGTGGCTAACTCCCGGCTCGACCGATCCGGTTCATCAGGAAATCACTCGCTTGATGGTCGAGGCTGGCGGCCGGGCAAAGATGGACGACTTCTACCATACGAGAGCCGCAACAAGGATGCTCGACGCATTTAAGCGTGGGAACGTATTTGGTGGCGTGATGAGGTTGCCCGCCGGAACCGTCGATCTTGTCGCTCGGCCAGTGCTTGAGTACCTTGTGCCGCGACAGAAGCTTGGAGTGTTTGCCGACCTAGCGAAGTCTGAGGTTGCTCGTCTGGGTGAGGACGCAACCTACGAACAAGTTCGCGAAGCTGTTCAACGCGCCTGGGACTCAGTTGATAATCGGATGGGCCAGCTTGTTTATGACAATCTGTTTTGGAACAAGCTCATAAAAGACGGAGCGATGGCCTCGATTAGATCGGTTGGATGGAATCTTGGAAGTTTTCGCGAAGGTATTGGTGGCGTAAAGGATGCATTCACATTGCCTCTGCGGGCTCGTAGAGCCTTCAAAGAAGGCAAAGCGGTCGAACCGATTGTCACGCACAGAATGGCCTACGTCGCGGCCTTGCCTCTTGTTAGCGCCGCGCTTGGCGCGATGACGCAGTATTTGTTTACCGGCAAAGGCCCGGAGGAGCTGAAAGACTGTTTCTTTCCCAAGACCGGAAACTTCGATGAGAACGGGCGACCGGAGAGATTGTCGCTGCCGACCTACCTCAAAGACGTTTACGCGTACACGCGGCATCCCGGAAAGACGTTACAGAACAAGGTCCACCCGTTGATCTCAACTGTCGCCCAAATGCTCGAGAACAAAGATTATTATTCGACCGAAATTCGCCACGCCGACGATCCCATAATGCAGCAGCTTTTAGACGAAGCTAAATTTGTCGGCAAGAATATGATCCCGTTTGCAGGACAGGGACTGTCGAAGGAAATTGAGCGGAAGGGATCGACGGCCACAAAAATTCTACCGTTCTTAGGTTTCACTCCGGCGCCGAAAGATGTCAATACATCAAAGGCTGAGGACTTGCTAAGCGAAATTCAGGCGCAGCATCGCGAGGTCGGCAGCCGGACAAAACAAGAGGCCGAACGGTCTCAACTATTGAGCGATCTTGTTCGCGCGAAAAAACGTGGTGAAGACATCCGGCCTGATCTCAGGAAGGCCATCGGCGCCGGCGTCCTCAAACGGAGTGATGCACAGTTGATACTAAAACGCGCAAGCTCCGACTATCTTAGCTATGGCGTGAAACCGCTCGCGCTGGATGATGCGTTGAAGGTTTACGATGCCGCTGACGATAACGAGAAGAAGCGGCTGCAGCCGATCCTCATTAAGAAGGCAGTAAACGCCGCGACCAAGAACGGCCTGACAAACGAACAGAAATTAAAGATCCGCGAGCTGAAGTTATTTCGGGGGCGTTTAGTGAATGCCCAGTAGGCCGGCAACCCAGACAATAGCCTCCCAGTAGAGAGCAGACAGCAACCACGACCCAACGCCAAAGCCTACAAGGATCGCTGCAATTAGCCCGACAGTGCCAATGAAGCGGATGAGCTTGTCGGTCGTGAGATTCTTTAGCGCGGCGACCGGCTGCGGACGTTCGTCGAGCCAGAAAGACCCGATCAACGAGATCAGGAAAATTCCGCCGATAACGGCCATGATATTCTCCATTGTCCTTACTCCTCTTTCTTGAACGCCAGCACCTTGGCGGGATTTCTCCCTGGGTTAGAGTAAAGCGTTTTTACCAAGTATTCCATTGCCTCCTCCCGCATGCTTGGTAGAACATGCGCATACGTATGAAGAAGCATATTTAGGTCTGCGTGTCCGAGCTTTTCGGCGATGGCCTTGATGTTGGCTCCGGCCGCCAGCGAGAGCGTCGCGCACGTATGTCTTAGTGTGTAGAGAGAGTATTTCTTAGGGTCGAGACCGGCCTCTTCGACAACAGGCTTGAAAATGCGACGGGTCAAGTTGAGCCTTGACAGTAAGCCGCCGTGAGCCGATGGGAACACCAAATTATGCTCACGGAAGCTCTCTGCCAGCACTTTTGCGTGCTCTTTGCGGCGGTTTCTCTTAATATAGTTCTTCCCTTTCCGCTTCATGTGTAGAAGTAGGGTCGGCGCGTTCGCAAGCCGATCTAACTCTGCAAGCAAGTCAAGTCGACGTCCTAAATGCATCTCAAGCTTTGCTCTCAGATCGGGCGATATGGATATTGTTCGCCGGGAACTTCGTGTTTTTGGCTCTTTCTTTTCGAAGCCAATGCCCTTTAAGTTGGTTGCTATGGCGCGTTTAACGGACACGGTAGACTTCATTAGGTCAACGTCTTCCCACGTCAGCGCAAGATATTCGCCGGGCCGCATGCCAGTTTCAAGGGCGAATTCCAATACTAAATTGTCATACGACTCGCCGCACACATCGAGAAACGCCCAAGTCTCTTCCTTTGTAAAGGCGAGGGCTTCCTTCTTTACGACTTTCGGCAGAATCACGCCGAGCGTCGGATTGCGATTTATGATCTCCCATTTCACGGCTTGGTTGAATGCGATCGAAAGGTACTCGTGGACCTTCCGGATCATTGTAGCCGAAACACCGCGCCGTTCAAGTCGAGTGTAGAAGCCCTGAATGATTAGCGGCTTTAGGGAGCGAAGTTCCGCCTCTGTGATTTCGTCTGACTTTACGTATCTTCCAAGCAATTCTTCGAGGATCTCGTGCGTTCGCGTGGCAACCGTGCTCTTCTTGGCTGCATTATAGGTCTCAAGATACCCACCCAACGCGTGCACGCTGTCAGCGCTCGCCATGGCCTCATTCCAGAGTCGTACAAGCTCTTCAGCGACCTCTTTAGCTCTCTCGGCGGTCTCGGGCCAGCATCGACGTTTCAGTGGGGCATATACAATCCGACCCTTGTTATCCCGCTTACGGGTCTTGAACATTTTGCGGACGTGCCACTGGCCGTGTTGAATTAAAACGTAGGGCGGGAGCTTCTTCTTTAGCTTCTTTCGCGGCATTTTTCTCTAAAATTGACCATATGGTCAATAGGCTAGGGTATTTTCACCCATAATCACCCATTTTCGGTCAATTCATCTGACCGAACTCTCACCAAAGAGCGCCGTGTTTAACGAGGGTTTGGCCAGTAATTATCGGCCTTTGAAGGAAATCGGGGCGAGAGGATTTGAACCTCCGACCTCACGGTCCCGAAAAGTGACCGAGATGTATTCGGCTGCCACTCTTCACCCTTAAAACACCGACGTTCTGGCACTCTTATGCGGTTTCGTTGTCTACAAATGGTCAAAAAATTGGTCAATAATGGCTCCTTTGCCAAAGTGTTAAACACGACTGCCCGCTACCTCTTTGGGTCGATACCATACAGCTTTATGTTGTCTTTGTTGGCCTGCTGAACTTGCCAATGAGTCGCGCCGTTCTGATAGGCCTTCTGCGCGATGAAATATCGTATGCCCCGCCGAAGTTCAGTACCGTTCGAGTTATCGAGCGGATCAGTGGACATCCCCTCAACTGTCAGAAAATAGGCGTCGTTTGGATAGGCTCGAACACTGACGCCTTTTATTTCGTCGGCTGGCCATTTTCTCTGCGCGTAATAATCACGAACCGCCTGTTCGAGTCCATCTGGCGGCGCAACCAATTCGCCTCTCGGTGAACACGACGAGAACCAGAGGACTATAAGGGTCAAAAGCAATGCCGAGATCTTCATTGTTCCTCCATTTCATATCTATATCGCTCCGTCGATCCGTTCAGCTCTGCCAACGTGTTATTCACTATTTCGATCAGTTCCATCGGCGACGGCTTATGACCAAGCAAGGCGATCTTCTCATCGAGCCGCGCCTGGATTCGTTCACCGTGTTCTTTTTGGCGCTGTTCGGATGCAAAGGTCATGCTGCTACTTCATCGTGCTGAAGCGGAGCACCTGAACCGGCTTCGCCTGCGTCTCGACATCGACGACTTCGAGGCGCAGTCCGTTAGCTTTTGCCCAGTTGCCAACTTCGGCTATCCAGTTCGGAACGTCACGGTAGTACACATTCGTATAGGTCAGCGTCGGGCGTTCCGTGGTTCCGTTTCGTGCAACGTCGGCTAGAATCGAATCGCATTCATGTTCGTAGGCGCCTTTTGCAACCATTTCGTTTAATTAGTACGGAATATCTTCTCCATGGCCGTTCCCAAAAAGGCGTGGCGTAAGCTCATCTGGCTTTCTGCGACGAGCGTTTGCGAGGCGGGCTTTTGCTTCTCGCGCCCGTGAGATCTGAGTCGCGGCATCAATCAGAAAGTCCGTAACGATACCTTTAAGTTCGATATCGTCTATCGAGAATTCCACGTCCGGAATTCCACCACCGGAAGAGCGGAGGATCAATTTATTAGCGCCGCGGACGATCCTTTTCGCCGCCATTTCGCCCGTCGCGTGAATCAGGACAGCGCAGATAGTGTCTTCGTCAATATCCTTCCAAGAGAATTTCTTACTAATAACCAAGCGGTCGCCATCGAACACATTGAAGTCCGACAGAGAAAGACCTCGCACGGTCATAACACCGGCATCCCGGGCGTTTACGTTTGCCGGTAGGGCTATCGGAATTAATTCATCTTTCGGGATGAAGGGATAAACATTGTCGAACGCCTCTACTGGCCGACCGCAGCCGATTTCGCCTAGGTACTCGACAAACTTGACTTCCGTCTTGGGAGCGTTGTGTTTCATAAACTTAAGTTCCTGCCTTCCTTTTAATGGGTTTTGTTGTGCGTTTTGCCTTGCGTTCGTCCGTTGTCTCGCCCATGTTTTCGACGTAGGCAATTCGCATGTCGGGCGTGGGTTCAACATTGGAGCCGTGACGTATGGCACCGTCTATCCGCTGAGCAATATTCTCCGGAACTGGTCGGCCGTAATAAGTAGCAAGGATTGCCATCATTTGGGCGTTGCTGCTGCGGTAATGCTCGGCAGCATCTCGCGCAATCGCATCCCAAATCCACTGGGGCAGCCGTACCGATTTAGGTACTTCGTTGTTGTCCATTGCGCTTGAAATGATACCAATTTGATATTTTCTCGCAACGAGTGATTTTGGTATCACAGTGGTATTGACATGGTGCTTCATAAGATATAAGATTTTCGGGAGATGAAAGCTGAAAAAACTGTTCCTTATAATTTGCGACTTCCAAATCGGCTCAAGACAAAGCTGGAAAAAAAAGCTAAAGAAGAGAAAAGGAGTCTGAATAAACAGATCATTCACATTCTCGAACAATGCTCAAATCAGGATGATTTGCAGACGACATTACCTGCGGCGCGTGAGGTAGCTATTTCCGTATGACTCCTCCGAAAGCCGCGAGTCTTGTCATTTACGACAAGATGGTTTCCGCTATCGACGAGTGCTATCGCGTAGATGAAGTAAAGGATCTGCGCGATCAAGCAATGGCCTTAGAGCATTACGCCCGCCAAGCCCAAAATATTGAGGCCGAACGTAAGGCAATCGAAGTGCGTATTCGGGCCGAACGTAGAGCGGGCGAACTTCTACGCGAAACTGAACGGGCAAAACCGCAAGCGGGCCCAGGCCGGGGCAAAACGGAGGTTCAGCATGAACCCTCGTTTTCGCCGTTTCAAGAAGCCAAGCGCGAAGCAAACATTTCGGACACTCAGGCGAAACGCTGGCAGAAGCTTGCGGAAATGCCGCGAGAAGATTTCGAGGGCAGATTACAAGACCCGCTCGTAAAACCTACAACTACGGGCCTAATAAATAGCCACAAACCTAAGCAAGCCCCCGATGACGCGCTTTGGCTGTGGGGACATTTAAGAGACTTTGAACGCAAATCTTGTTTCGATGGCGACGTCAACTATGTTGTCGGCCAAATGTCACATGCATTGCAGAGCGACGTGCGTCGAATCATTCCACAATTGATCGAATGGCTCGGCGGTCTAGAAAACTAATATGTCTAACAAATTAACCGAAACAATGAATGATGTGATCGAGCGTGCTGGCAACCAGGATGAAGTCGTACCGTCTTGGGTTGCTAATGCGACGTATCGGTGTTTAGACCCTGATGACGTTGCGCCCGTCGATGTCAAAATTGCCGCGCTCCAATATCTGAAACAGATGGCACGGCAGATGTGTCGAGGCAAGTTCGACCCGAATGAAGGTAATGCCGATCAGCATGAACTGTGGCCTGACCTTCAAACGCGATACCCCGTATCGCGCGAAACGAGCGACGGCGAACCAACCTATGTCAAGCTGGAACGTCTTACGGGCGCCGACGCTCTTTGGAACATAAACCGGCTGAGGAAAGAAGCCGACACCAAGATAAGGCACGCAAACGCGCTAGAGCAGTGGGCGGCTGAACGGGGTCTGCTGGCCGGTTTATTGGCCGCATAATTTTTTTTCTTCGCAAAAAACCATTTTGGTGTTGACATAATACTAAAATGGTATTACATTGATGATGCGGGACGAGTTTTAACACCGATGATTTTAATCACTCAGCGACAAGCGATCTTACGGCTCAGAGATATCGGCCTATCGGAAGCCACGGCGACCGAGAAGGTCAGGGCGATGTCAAAGACGCGCGATGGAGCGAGAGAGAAAGTGAGTCGCTATCAAGTCGAACTCGTGATCGCTGAATACGAACATCCGCGACCGGAGCCAAAGGTGAGCGGCATCAAGCCGCTGTCGGCACACAAAGTAGCGAAAATCCGGGCATTCAGTTTAAGAGAGGTTGCTTAGCTATGACCGCCGCCGCCCTATCCATCCGCGAAAAGATCGACCTGGTACGCGAGATACCAAAGGCGAAAAAGGCGTGGCCGCATCTTTCGCGGGATGAGAAAGATTTTGTGATTGCAAGTATGGAAATTGGCTACGACAAAAACTGGATTCTGGTTGCGATCGAGGACGCCAGACAGATGCGAAAGGCTGCGGTCGGAGCGATCGCAAGCGAGAGGTAGAAGATGAAAATAATCGAAATCAAAAACCGATGGACCGATGAGGTCATATATTCCGGCGAATACGAAACGCTTAAAGATGCCGTGATATCGGCGGTCGCGAACTGTGCCAACCTGAGCGGTGCCGACCTGAACGGTGCCAACCTGAGACGTGCCGACCTGAGCGGTGCCAACCTGAACGGTGCCTACCTGAGCGATGCCAACCTGAGCGATGCCGACCTGAGCGGTGCCGACCTGAGCGATGCCAACCTGAACGGTGCCAACCTGAGACGTGCCGACCTGAGCGATGCCAACCTGAGCGGTGCCGACCTGAGCGATGCCAACCTGAGCGATGCCAACCTGAGACGTGCCAACCTGAGACGTGCCAACCTGAGACGTGCCGACCTGAGCGGTGCCAACCTGAGACGTGCCGACCTGAGCGGTGCCAACCTGAGCGATGCCAAATTTGACGGCTTTCCAAATATGGAGCCGCCGCAGTCTTTGGCCGAAGCCGCCCAACGAACAAAGGAATGGCTGCTTGAAGGGCACTGGATGCGCGAAAAGTGGATCGAGACGCCGACCGGAGCGTATGCGGGTGACTGCAAAGCCTGTCTGCACGGCGCGGCTGTTTACGTTGGCGGTCCATTCGGGTCGCAACTGTCGGATGCTCTTCGCAAAAAGGGATACACCGAAGGCTGGAACGACGAAAAAGGCCGCACGTTGGCAGAGGTTGGATGTGCGTTAGATGAGGTAATCAATGCTTGACCCCAAACAACACGCCGCGTTAATCGCCTTTTGCGACGCCAAGATCGAGAGCGTCAAGGGCGAGATGGATGACGAAGATGCCCGTTTTGACGAACTGCCGCGCATCACTGACCGTTCGATGATGTCACACGACGACACGATGCGGAACCTTAACGGCAAATTAGCAAAGTGGGAACGGATACGGAATGACGCTGAGGGGCTTGAGGTCACGGACCGCCGCAAGGTCGAACGCCGGGCGGTGGCAGAGGCGGCAGGGCGACGAATAGCGGCAATGGTGCTTGTGATCGCTCTGATGATGCTCGCACTCGGTTTTAGTTTTGGCTATGAAGAGGGCACGAGACAGGCCGCACAGATGGTTTTGGGGGCGAAATAAATATGCACTATCTGGTCCGATTTGAAACGCTCGACGGGAATTTCCAAGAGGTCGAGATCGATGCAAACACAATGAAAGAGGCGATCACGATGTTCGAGGAAAGCTACGTCTTTCAGTCCATCGACAAGGTAGAGGTTATTGATTAGATGGCCTATCTCTACCAGCCGGACGGCGTGTGTTTTATGTTGAATCGCTATGGCAAATCCAATAGATCAAGAGAGCGCCGCCGCTAGCAACGGGCTTTGTCCTTGCACTGGAAAGAGCGCCCGATCACCACTTGCGAAGTCAGGCTCCCTGGATGTCTCGGGTCATTCGGTTTGTCGCCCGCTCATTCAAAGAAACGAAGGTTTATCAACAGCAAAGCGGATTACATGGAAATCGCTTTCGCCTGTACGAATTGTCACCGGACGCTTGACGAGCAAATGAGCCACGAAGATATGGAACGCACCGTAAAAGCAGTGATCGCACGGAGAGATTTATGTGGCTAGAAGATGACGAATATCTGTATAGCGGCCCCGATCCGGACGAAACGGAAGAGTTTATCGACTCAATGATCCAACTGGCCGACAGCTATCCGCACGATGACAAATGGCGGGGTGCGGTTCTAACGATAGGCGCATATCAGGCCGGCTACTGCACACGAACCGGAGCGGCGGCGTGAACGATAAACCTCTAACTTTCGACCGCGTGGCAAACCGGCTCTTTATGATGTTCTGCCAGAACCAGGGAACCGAATTGGATAGCTGGTATAGAGACGCTTTGACGTTCTATGTGATCGATAACGATTTTTCTGACTTAGCCGAAATAGTCACGGCACATTCGGGGCAGTAAGCCCTTAAACAGCAACGGAGACAGTATGTCGAATCAGTTAGATGACATTTACGGAAGCAGCTCTCAATGGCTCAAAGCCGCAGATCTTCAAGGCGGCAAACCGATCGTCCTTATCGAAAACGCTGAGGTCCGCGAGAACACCTACAACGGCGAAACGAAAAAGCAGATCGTCTTGACTTTCGAGGGAAAGGAAAAGGTTCTCGGGCTAAATATCACGAACGCACGGCGCATCGCTGAGCTTACCGAAACAACCGACTTCCATCAGTGGATCGGTTACAAGATCAAGCTCTACGTCGATAAGACGGACATCGAGGGCAAGACGGTTGACTGCATCCGTATCTGGCCGGAATTGCCCGAACAGCCGGAAGGCAAAACACTGGCAAAGGCCGCTGGCTCCGACGATGATATCCCGTTCTGAGGTAAGCCATGCACGTTGAACAACTGACCGCGATCACAAAGGAGCTTGAGCAATACGAAAGCGAGCTGTATGAGGCATCGGCAGAGTTTCGCAAGCTGGCCGTCGATGCAGCGACCAAACGAGCTGACTACGATGTCGCATACGCCCAGGAAATGCTCAAAGTCTCGGCCCAAACCGAAGTAAAGATGACCGTGGCCGAAAAGGAATCAACCGTTGTCGTGATCGTTGCCGATCGATTAAAAGCGGCGCGGATAGCTGAGGCATTAGCAGACGGTGCGAAACGTCATCTGACAGCCCTTCAAAGCAATCTGACATCGCTTCAAACGCGGGCATCGCTTCTCAAAACGGAACGCTCGTTAGTAAGCATGATGACCTAACAACCTTGCGGCCAAACGCCTCCTCTGGCGGTGCGTGGGTGCGCTGCTTGTTGGAATGGCCGCTAGAGAGGACGGGAAGGGTCGAGACGTCACACCCCTTGAGCCTTTCCCGTCCAGATTCACGAACGAGCAAAGGGT